ATGATTTGGCTTTATAGCCAGAGACAATTTGGTTTAGCTAAGACGGATGAATATGTGGGCCGCTTTTTTGACATATTTGATATTTTGGCCAGACATGAAATTGGTACACAACGACTTGAGTTAGGTGAAAATAATTTTTCACTCCCCATAGAAAAGTATGTGATTCTTTTTATTCTTTCCGATTCTTCTATCACTATAATTCCTATTCTTATCAATCACAGGATGTAGCTCGCCATATTTCCTAGGGATAGAATCCTAACCTATAACACTCTAAAACCGTGGCCTGTTTTTCTTGACCACTACACTTTGTATAAAGTTGCGCCGGATGTCGTAAGGGTAGCAATGGAAATAGCGTACTTGTGCCTCGCAAGACAAGCTGATGTGCTTTCATTAGCAAGGATCAACTCAGAAAACTAGGGATATACATCAGGCAGGGTAAGACAGGGGCAAAACAAATAAAGGAATAGTCAGTACGATTGCGCGACGCTATCACGCGGGCAGATTTACTACCCTTACAGCAAGGTATAAGCAGCGTATATATCATCCGCCAACGGACGGGACTCCGATACACGCGCGACGGCTTTAATAGCCGATGGTGCAAGACCAAAGAAGCAGCAAAAGAGGCGCACCCTGAGCTGGATTTTAATTTCACCTTCCATGATCTGAAAGCTAAAGGTGTTTCTGATCTTGAGGGTTCACTCAGTGAAAAGCAGGCAATATCAGGACACAAAAATATGGGGAAAACAGCGAGCTATGACAGGAAAATAAAAGTTGTGCCGGTGCTCGGTAATCAGAAGAAGTGATTTTTTATGCGTTAGTTGATTTTTATGTTCCTAAATCATCTTCCTAACATCTTCCTAAATGTGATTTCAGAAACAAAAAAAACCGCCTCACTGCGGTTAACAACATACTCATACTACCTTGTTTTACTTAGATTTGTTTCCATGGTGCCCGGGGTGGGACTTGAACCCGCACAGCCATAAGCCCAAGGATTTTAAAACGCTGGTAATATCTTGTTGATTCATAATGTTAGTCATTATTTTCGCCATACTGAGCATTAAATTAAATGAAATATATCAATAGATTATAAAACCAGCTCTAAGAATATGGTGAAAGAAACACAAGGGATTAGAAGTAACTTAGTGGAGGATTTTTTCATTGGACGCCGTCATGGGGTGTCTGGGGTCGAAGGTTAAAATCCTTTCATGCCGACCAAAATACCTTAAGAAAACCAACCTGTTAGGGTTGGTTTTTTTGTTTGTAGGATTTGGTGATGGTAAAACAATGGTAAGAGAATGGTAAAGCTCCGACTATATTTGATCGCTATAGCTCAATACGTCTATTCGGTTCTTAGCCATTTTTCGTTACTGTGCTAAAGCATGCACATAAAGGAAATGTTTATTCCCCACACATGCCCCATTACGTAAAAGTTAAGCGGCCCCGTCTGTGTAAAAAAACCTCTACCACTAGCAAAGGTTATTTCATTTTTATCAATCTTCTTTTTCAATACATGACTAATGTATTAATCAATGTTTTTTAATAGGTGTATATCTCACGTCCCGTGATTAAAACGTCCATAGCGATCCCGACCTAGCGTTGAGCGGAGTACATTACCCAGATTTGTTGCCTCACTGGTCGTTGAATTCACCATATTGACCCAGAATGCAGCCGTACTCTTCAGCGTTCTGATGGTTTGAGTAACAGAACGGATCTCACCTTTAACCGTGGCGATAAACGTTGCAATAGATTTTGTGGCCAAACCAAACCACGACGACTGAATGGATGACTCCGCATCTGCTGAACTTGTAATGGAAAAAACACGCAAACCAGACTCAATGATAGTTAGCGTAAATTCAAAAACGCGCCCTGATTCAGCCCCTTCATTTAGGCGTAGACCGCTTTCGGGAATACTGACGGTCATTTCTCCCAGCGTTGGGTGTACCAATGTCCCTGCATCAGCCATTTCACAAGCGGCTATCAAAGAATCACGCTGTGTCATGACATCTGGCGCGTTATACAGACTGCTGCTCTGAATAAGAAAACCACGAATAGTTAGGCGACGAGTGGCACGGCCTAAATCCTCAATCCAAGCGGTATCACGGTAAGGGTACTCATGAATAGCCTGACGGCGACCGAAAACACCTTCCGCTGCCATAACCGCAAAGGGAACACCACGAAATGAAGCTGGGTGCAGGTGTTCAGACCATTGCCAGCTATCACCGCCGGCACCTAATAACTCCGAAAGTGCATTACTGATCAGCGACATTTACGCCCTCCAGAAATGAAAAAACCCGCACAAGGGCGGGCTACGATGGTTTCGATTTATATGTATTGATACTTAAATAAGCCGAGTGTCTTATCTCGCTTCTTGCATAGCATTTATCTTGGCGTTAAGCGCTTCAATATCTGATGCAGGGAAGTGTAAAATAATCCCATCATTTAAATCAAAAACCACAGGGGAACCTGATAACACCTTATGATTAAGCAAAGCCTTACCTTCATCTGATTTTGGCTGAATTAGCTTTAGTCCATTGATACAGGCTTTTATAACTTTGACATACTGCCCATCTATTGAAATAGGAGCTATATCTTCAACATCAGAAGTTTCATTTTCCTTACAAGCTCTGACACCTTTATTGCTTAAATCCATCAATGCTAATCTTTTTGTTTTTTGATTAACCATCGTCAGATAAATGCCCAAATCCGCCCCTTCGGCTGGAGTTAAGGTTGGCATTGAACCACCTAGAAACTGCCATTTAGCCAGATCACCGCTAGCCGCCATCACCGATGGTGGCAGAACAGAAAACAAAGCAACAATTACTATTGATAGTATTTTCATATAAGACCCTAATTTTAACGTGTATAACCCGAAAATATAAATCAATATGTCATTGATGTCGCCACCTTCCCTCGCTCTATTGCAGTAATGGTTTTACGGTCGCCAGTCTTATCATTAATCAGCGTAATCTCAACTTCAGTTTTCTCCCGTCCAACACTTTGAGTGATGTTGTGAATATCCTGACTGCTATTGTTAGGCGTAGTTAAAATGGAAGGCTGATTATTTATACCCTCGGCGGTTATGTTCCCTTCCTGATTTCCACTGTTGGAGGGCAAAGATTGCCGCTGCGATAATAAAATATTAGGGTTATGTAAGCCTTTCCAGCGGTCATCACTGATCGAGGCGTTAATACCACTGTCAATATCTTCTGAGCTATAAGGCTGATAGCCATTTTCATGACCAATAATGGCCGTGACCAATTTTTTTAATACTTCAGGTGAATGAAGATCTAACCGCTCATACGGGTTCGCTCCTGTCGCACCAGAAACCGCATTAACATAACCCTGCGTATTATTTTCTGTGATTGGCGCGTAAGTATGCAAAATACCGGATAACGTATTGTTTCCTCTATCACCGTAAAGTTGTAATTGCCGGGAAAGTGCCGCTATCTCTTCCTGAGGATTGGTAAATGTGGAAAACCCCCCATTTTTTCCGGTAGCGTTAGGTGCAACCCTTAAATTGCCTGGGTTATTATTTCTAACACCTAAAGCATCCTGTCCTGATTTCGGGGTCGTTGCCATTGATGGTGTTAACAAATAAGGTGTATTGGCGGGGGTTGCCAGATTTTTCTTTTCAGCCTCAAGCCGTTTTTTTTCTTGTTCTTCCCAAGCCGCACCATAGTGATCATTTAACTTTTGAGTAAAATCCTTATCCGGATAACCTAGCGTTAAATAAGTTTTTTCCTTAAATGAAAGCGTATCTTTAAATTTATCATCTACTCGAGCACGGTGAAGAATGTCCTTTTCTTTATTGCCATGAGCAAATGAGTTTTCATCGTCACCAATATATTTTTTGCTTTCCTGAAACGCCGCAGTTGCTGGGTCTGCACTTAATAATTTCTGAGCTGTCCATGTTTTGCCTTTAGCCATCAGACCATCAAGTGCGGCACTGGCTTCATTCAACTGTATATTCAATTCAACTAATTGCGCGTTGGTTTCTGGATCAACCGTCAACCCAAATGTATCTGATTGAGCCAGTAACTCTTTGTACCTGACACCCTCTCGCATTAATGCTAAAAGGGGAGCATTCAAACCTAATGCATCTGCCAGCGTTTTTTGAGTTTGGGGTGATAGTTTTGGGAATATTTTTGCAACATTTTCAAGCGTTTTGTAAACATCTGCTGTCCCGTCTTTAAGACGCTCGATGACAATCCCATTTTGGGCCAGTAGCGCCTGCGTAGTGTCATTACGTGCCCAAAGAGGATCATTAAATGTTTTATATAATCCCTCTACTGATTGCCGGGCTGAATCACTGTCCGTTCCCAATATCTGCATCGCGCCACTGATACGGCTAAAGTTATCAACTGACATACCGGCATTTTTTGCCGCAGTATCCAGTTGATAAGCATTACCTGCAGCCTCTTTAAGGCCACTAACCAACTTAGTAATGACATAGCCACCAGCGGCGAGTCCACCAAACTGAAGGGATTTACTGCCTATTTCACCGACCATTTTTAATGGCGGGACTAAATCACCGATGAACTGCACACCCTCACGCGCAAACTGCCCCATCCCTTTCAGGCGGGAATTCAGGTCATCAATACCCTCAGCAGAGGCTTGCCCACCCAGTTTGAGTCCGTCACGGGTTTTATCCAAATCAGGTAAGAGGTTCTTAACGGCCTCTTCGATACGCTGAATTGAGGCTGATGCCTGATCGGTGGCCGTCAGTTCAAAATCAAATGCATTACCCATTTTTGCCTGCCTTAACCTTGTTAATTCTGACCGCCTGCTGATACCACCACTGCAATCGGCTATAGGTCAGGGACCAAGCCTCCACCGGTCCCCAACCATAGTAATAGGTCACATCCGCTAGTTCGTTACCCCACTCTCCGGCGGCGGGGAGTAGGCTAAAAAACTCATCATGTAGACCTCACAGGCTTTATAGTCGGTGAACGCCATTTTTTTGATGGCTTCCCGTGGCACATTCGACACCAGTGAAATGAGTAATCCCATGCCGCTAAGCGAACCGTTTTTGCTTTGCTCATCGTAGAATTGCTGCACTTGTAACAGCGTTGGCTCGCTCAGTTCGATGGCCTCATACGTGGTTTTGGTGGCCTCATGCGAAATGGGTTTAACCAATGAAATGGTTTTACTGCGTTCTAATTCAGACATCTTAGTTCTCCGTCACCGATATCGACACTCTTTGATGAGGCCACGCCATTCGTTGAGCCACTACCGCCGCCTATAGCTGCCGACTGCACATCTTTGGCTTGTAAGGTGGTGTAGTGAGCAACGAACAACTCAACCTGGTAGGGGAACATATCGCCCAATAGATTTTCACTTAGCAGTTTGTCGGCAAGATTGAGGCGAAATTGAATAGAGGATTCGGGGTATTTATTAACATCGGAAAACTGAGGGAAATCAGTTCTAAACTTTACCACCGTTGGTAGATTTCGATTCTTTGACACTTGCTTTCCCCTTATTCAGTTCATCAATCTGGTTCTGCAGGTCAACAATGTTGGTGTTGCGTGAATCCATTTCATCGGCTTGCTCATCCAGTCGCTTTTGCAGGTTAGCGATGGTTGCATTGCACGAATGGTTTTCTTCGACCCGCTCACTCAGTTTCTTCTGCAGGTCATAAATGGTGTTAACACGTTCTACCGCCTCTCGTTCCAACTCATCGATTCGCCCCTGCATCTCACTCATGGACGCTTGCAAATCGGTATTGCTTTGCTCTGTTTCACCATCAATAACCTCGGCATGTGCCAGAGTGAACCAGTGCTCGGCAACGTCTTTGGTTACTGTGTGAGTGCCAACAAGAAAGGCAATATCTGGCTGACCAGGCAGCGACAATTTAAAAGGGGTGTGTACTGCAATTTTCATCATTTCACCTTACTGGCCTCCTGTGAGGCCATCAGAGTTATTAAATGCCGTCGAAGTAAGCCAGCGTCTCAATGTATGGTGCTTCAACCACACCCAATTTCCCGTAATAGGTCACCAACTGCCACAACCCGCGATACTGGATCGGGATGCTGGTCAGCGGTACTACTGGGAAACGCACATATTTACGGTCATTGGTATAGGCCGCCATGCGATCTTTGCCTGCCACACCCGCACCTTTCAGCCATTTCACCGCGCGGATATTCAGAGGAATACCGTTTTGATGGAAAGCGATAGTGTTAGTGGTCAGGTAGGTCAGCAAAGATTGGTTACCCGCATCAGACACAATAACCTGTGCCAGATAGGCGTACTGCTCAGGGGGTAACAACAGGTCTTTCGGTACCACGGTATAACCAGAGGCAGCCCAGGCATCGGAAAGCACCTTGTTGATGGAATCGCGGATTTCAGCCACGGTCGATATCAACCATGGTTTAGTTGCGTTACCAATCGCTACGCCGGTGTAGTTATCCGGTGGAGTTACCCGACATGGCCCCGGCGGCCCAACGTGAAACCGTTCAATTATGGGATTGAAAATGGAGAAAATTAGCTCTGCGGTAGCCTATGTCTTTGCGCTGCTGCTGGCGTTTATTGGCGCACTGAGTCCGCAAGATATCGCGTTTTATGTGGCGGCGGTGGCCGCTGCGGCGACCTGTCTTATCAATTGGTACTACCGGCGCAAGAGCTATTTCTTGCTGAAAGAGGTGGTTATCAAGCGGGAGGTGTTCGATGAACTCAATCGTTAAGCGCTGTCTGGTTGGAGTCATTCTGGCGCTGGCCGCCACCTTGCCAAACTATCAGACGCTAAAAACATCGGCCGCTGGACTAAAACTGATTGCCGATTATGAGGGCTGCCAGCTCAACGCCTACCAGTGCAGCGCCAATGTCTGGACAAACGGCATCGGCCATACGGCTGGGGTGAGGCCGGGTAGCGTGATTAGTGAGCGACAGGTGGCGGTCAATCTGGTGGCTGATGTGCAGCAGGTTGAGCGGGCAATCGCCGTCTGTATGCCGGTTGCCATGCCACAACCGGTGTATGACGCGGTAGTGTCGTTCGCCTTTAACGTCGGCACCGGTGCGGCCTGCCGCTCGACGCTGGCCTTTTTTGTTAATAAGGGGGATTGGCGTAGCGCCTGCAATCAGTTGCCGCGCTGGGTGTACGTCAATGGCGTGAAAACCAAAGGGCTAGAGCGTCGCCGTTCCAACGAGCAAACACACTGTCTGAGTGGGGTCTGATATGCGCATAGCCATGATGTTGTTACTGGCGCTACTGGTTGCTCTGGGGTGGTATGTCAACCGCCTGAGCAATGATATCGACGGTGCTAACCGGATTATTGGCACTTTGTCTGCGGGGATTGAAAGCCGGGATAACGCAATCACCCGCTTGCAAGATGAGGCCCGGCAACAGGCCGAAAATGAGCGGGCTTTACGACAATCACTAAGCCATGCCAGTACCTTGTCATTTTCCCGTGAACAGAAAATTCAAAGGTTACTTAATGAAAATAAAGTCTTGCGTGATTGGTTTGCTACTGCTTTGCCTGTTGACGTTATCCGGCTGCACCAGCGCCCCGCGCTCGCCAGCCCCCACGATTATTTACGTTGGCTGTCCGACAGTGAGCAGTTGTCCGCTACCGGGCAGCAGTCCGGCGGTTAACGGTGATTTAAGTGCCGATATCCGCCAGTTAGAAACCGCACTGGTGGCCTGCGGGCTGCAAGTGGAGGCCGTTAAACAATGTCAGGAACAGCATAATGTTAAAGCCCAAACTGCTACGCCAAGCCTTAACCGACAGCCTGCCGTTATTGCAGACTAACCCGGAACGGCTAAAAATGTTTGTTGATGGCGGGCGCATTGTCTCAACGTTGGCCCCGTCGCTCTCTTTTGAAAATCAATATACTCTGACGCTGTTTATTGAGGATTTTCCCAGTGATGTTGATTATCTCTTTGTGCCAATACTGGCATGGCTGCGGGAGCATCAACCGGACATCATGGCGACAGAAGAAAAGCGCCGCACCGGCTTTATTCACAAGGTTGATGTGATTAGCGATGTGCTGAGTGATATCCGTATCGACCTGCAATTGACCGAACGGGCCATTGTGAAAGAGGTCGATGGTGCATTGCATGTTAACCATGCGCTGGAACCGGCGTGGCCGGGTACGCCAACACGACCAACAGCAATCTACTTTAACGGTGAAACGGTCAAATGAATGAGTTGAAACCCTTTGGTGATGTACTGGCCGGGCTGATTGCCAACCTAACACCCAAGGCGCGCAAGGCTCTGGCGGTGACTATTGCCAAGCGACTGCGCGGCAGTCAACAGCAGCGGATTAAACGCCAGCAAGCGCCAGATGGCTCCCCGTATGCTGCGCGTAAATCTCAACCGCTGCGTAAACCCAAGGGCCGGATTAAAAAAGAAATGTTCGCCAAGTTACGTACCGCACGCTATATCAAAGCCAGTGGCAGCACTGACGAGGCGGTGGTCGAATTTGCCGGGCGGGTTGAACGCATGGCGCGGGTACATCATTTTGGTCTGCGTGACCGCCCGAATGTACACAGTAAAGATGTGCGGTATGACGAGCGGCCGTTGCTGGGGTTTAGCCAATTGGATAAAAGCGATATTCAAGATGACATTATATCTTACTTAAATCAGTGGGTAGGTTAGAGCCTACCCACTAAGCTAGATATCATGCTAATTCTGCTATTTCTTTCCAGTTAATGCAGTTAGCTGGGATTGGTTTTTTAATATCCAATAAATAATCTAATAATTCTTTTACCTTTACTAAAGTTGCTGGATTAGTCCTAAGCTCAACTAATGTATTATAAGGCTTGTCACTTTTAACTTCATATCCAAACAGTGCAGTTTCAAAACAAGTTTTGCATGCAACAAGATTAATGCTGTCCTTTGCTCCTTCAAGCTCAAGAACTTTTGCAATGGTATTATTCATACCCCATGCGGGATTTCCCTTTCCTGCGGATGTTTTCGGGGTATCTGTATCATGAAGAATAGAAAATGATTTTGAAAACTGTATTAACACTTTAGCAACTGAAGGTATAATTCCTTTCCCTCTAGCTCTTATAACATGCAGGTCTCTATACTCATCTGGATATATTTCCTTTAAATAGGAAAAAGCCGTGTACTCTGTATCACCTTCAACAACAACTTGACGACCACCAAAAAAGAACTCATGCATATATGGGTCACATATATTTAGTAATTTCATATTCTTTCTATCTTCATCATCTAGCTTTGCTCTAGATGGTCTATATAGTGTTGTAGATTGAACTTTAGAATCATCCCCTCTATGCACACGAATTATAGTAGTGTTGTTTTTAGATAAATCGATAAATATAGGGGAGTGAGAAGTAATCATAACCTGCCAATTTCCCGATTTAGGGAGGTCATATAAAACTTGCCTTGCTTCACGAATAGCCGATGGGTGCAAACAGATCTCAGGCTCATCTAACAATAACACATGAGGACGCGCTCCGATTTCATCTGCACTTTCAGATAGATACTTTAATGTAGCCCATAATATAGTCCTGCGCGCTCCACTACCTTGGTTCTCAATTGTAGAGAAATACCCATCAGTTGGCCCCATTAGTAAGTCAGCATTAGTTTTAAATGGTGTATAAGCTTTATCTAGATCTGTTTCAGGTTTTGCATCAAACTTAACTTTATGATTTGGAAATAATTTATTTAAATAGAATGAAATGTTATCTTCTATATGTTGTATTTCTTTTTCTGTTGAACTTACTGCATTGGTTTGTAATTTCTTTATATTTTCCAATATAACTTCATAGTCAGATTTCTCCTGAAGTGGATCTGACTTAAAACTTGCTAACTTTGTTTTTAATAAATCCGTTATTAATTTTGTTATATCTTTAGTTTGTTCATCTGGGGAAGCAAATGCATCTATTCTATGTGGTCTTGGTCTTCTCGAATTTGCCACGTTTGGAGCACCCCATGGAACTTGGTCATCCCATGAGTTATTCTCAACATTGAATCCTCGCCTTACGGGGTCTTTATTAGGGCTTTCCCATTGCCATAACTCTCGAATAAGTAATTCTCCATTGTCAGTGACCTTAATCCATTTATCACCCGGAGCATTATCATATACAATAGTTTGCAATTCTATTTCTGGTAAATTATCAACGTCAACTATTCCATTGGGAAAATCATGAATTGACAATTTCCCCTCTTTGGAACCTTGCATCATTACAGTTTCATATGCTCTTAATATACTACTTTTACCCGCATTATTAGGTCCCACCAATACAACTATATCATCCAGTTCTATATCTACTGGATTACTGCCTATTGAGCGAAAATTTTTAATTATTAATTTATGTAATCTGGGTCTAGGAACTTTATCATTTTCAGGAACTAGTGAAACTAACTCTATTTTGGGTGCTTTCGCCATTACAAAACTCCATTTACATAAGTGATAGTTAACATGCTAATAATTTCTTTTTTATGAAAATATTAAATCCTTAAAATAAACTTACTTTAATAAATTAAAGGTTTCTGAGATATAGCTTAAGGAAAGCTTAAATATGTTGTGTAGTTAACCATACACCACTGCTTTATTGTTCTGCATCGCTTCCCCCCTCAATCTGTACCCCATGAACACTCAAACCCAACTCACTGAAATTCTGCGCCTGCTGCGCAACCTTATTCGTATTGGTACGGTGGCCGAGGTCGATCTCGATAATGCCCTGTGCCGTGTGGCGACAGGGGACAATACCACCGGCTGGTTAAACTGGCTGACGTTGCGCGCCGGTCAATCGCGATCATGGTGGGCGCCCTCACTCGGTGAGCAGGTGTTGGTTCTGTCACTTGGTGGCGAACTGGACACCGCTTTTGTGCTGCCGGGCATTTTCTCTGATGACTTCCCGCCGCCGTCGGCCTCGGCAGATGGTCTGTATATCGCCTTTCCTGATGGTGCCACGCTGCACTATGAGCCGGAAAGCGGCGAGTTACAGGCTGATGGCATCAAAACGGCCGTTATCAATGCCAGCGAATCGGTGAATGTTACCGCCCCCACTATCACCTGTGCCGCCTCGGTCAAAATCCTGCTGGATACCCCCGAAGTGGAATGCACCAACAACCTGACCACCGCCACCCTGAACGTGAAAAAAGGCGGCCAGATGAGCGGCAACATTCAGCATTCTGACGGCCAGTTTTCATCTAATGGCGTGGTGCTTGATAAGCATGACCATGGCAGCGTACAGCGCGGTGGCGATTATACGGTGGGGGTTAAATGACCACAGCCAAATACCTCGGCATGAACCGCAACGCCGGGCAGACCATTACCGACGCTGACCATATCAGTCAGTCCATCGCCGACATTCTGATTACGCCGGTCGGTTCGCGGGTAATGCGCCGCGCTTATGGCTCGCTGCTATCTGAGCTGATTGCCCAGCCACAAAATCCGGCCTTGCGCCTGCAAATCATGGCCGCCAGTTACAGTGCCATTTTGCGCTGGGAGCCGAGGGTCAAACTGACTGGCATCACCTTTGAAACCACCTTTGACGGAAAAATGGTGGTCGATATCACCGGCACCCGCACCGACAGCGCGGCCCCGCTTTCATTAACCATTCCTGTGAGCTGATCCTATGGCAACCATTGACCTGAGCCTGTTACCGCCGCCGTTTGTGGTGGAAGAACTGGACTATGAAACCCTGTTGGCCGAGCGCAAAGCCACGTTGATATCTCTTTACCCGGAGGAACTGCGCGCCGCCGTGGCCCGCACCCTGTCGCTGGAATCGGAACCACTGCTCAAGCTGTTGCAGGAAAATGCCTACCGGGAGGTGATATTGCGCCAGCGGGTCAATGATGCGGCCCGCGCGGTGATGGTGGCCTATGCCGTCGGCAGTGATTTAGACCAGCTCGGCGCAAATAATAACGTTGAGCGGCTGGTGATTATCCCGGCTGACCCCACCGCTATTCCGCCGATTGAGGCTGTGATGGAATCTGACAGTGATTTCCGGGTGCGTATCCCGCAAGCCTTTGAGGGCTTGAGTGTCGCCGGGCCAACCGGTGCTTATGAATATCACGCCAAAAGCGCTGACGGCCGGGTGGCCGATACCTCGGCAATCAGTCCGACCCCGGCCTGCGTCACGGTCACGGTGCTGTCGCACGAGGGTAACGGCGAAGCCTCCGCCGAGTTGCTGGCCGTGGTCGAAACCACGCTGAATGATGAGAACACGCGGCCGGTAGCTGACCGGGTCACGGTGCAATCCGCCCGCATTGCAGACTATGAGATTGACGCGGTGCTCTATTTGCATCTGGGGCCGGAAGCCGAACCTATCCGCGCGGCGGCCGAGAAAAAACTGACCGCCTTTGTGACTGCACAGCGCCGCCTCGGCCGCGACATTCGCCTGTCGGCACTCTATGCCGCGTTGCATGTTGAGGGCGTCCAGCGGGTGGTAATCAATGCCCCGCTGGCTGATGTGGTGCTGGATAAAACCCAAGCAGCTTGGTGCACCGGCAGCACTATCACTGTCGGGGGCACCGATGACTGACCGCTTATTGCCTGTCGGTTCCTCGGTGCTGGAAGTGGCCGCCGCGCGCGCCTGCGCCGAGCTGGAAAATATCCCGGTACCCATTCGCCAGCACTGGAACGCCGACACTTGTCCGCTGCCATTGTTGCCCTATCTGGCGTGGGCGTGGTCAGTTGACCGCTGGGATGAGAAATGGCCGGAAGCTACCAAGCGCGCGGTGGTGAAATCCTCGCAGTATGTCCACAAACACAAAGGCACCATCGGTGCGATTCGTCGCGTGGTCGAGCCGCTGGGCTATCTCATCAAGGTGATTGAGTGGTGGAAGACCAACGAAACCCCCGGCACCTTTCGCCTTGATGTGGGGGTGCTGGAAACTGGCATTACCGAGGAAATGTATCAAGAACTGGAGCGGCTGATAGACGACGCCAAACCATGCAGCCGTCATTTAGTCGGCCTATCTATCAATCTCGACAGCAGCGGCCCGATGACTATCGCCGCTGCCAGTTACAGCGGTGATGAGCTGACCGTGTACCCGTATTTACCTGAAACCCTAACCGTGACCGGCGAGGATTATGCCAGCGCTGCCGTCCATATTATTGATGACCTGAGAGTGAACCCATGACAGCGAGATTCTTTGCTTTACTGACCAACATCGGCGCGGCCAAGCTGGCGAACGCCACCGCACTCGGCACCCGCTTAGAGATGACCCAAATGGCGGTCGGGGATGGCGGCGGAACTCTGCCAACGCCGAACCCGACACAAACCCAACTGGTGAATGAGCAGCGCCGCGCCGCCCTTAACATGCTGACCATTGACCCGATTAACACCAGTCAAATTATTGCAGAACAGGTTATTCCTGAAACCGAGGGCGGGTGGTGGATTCGAGAGATTGGCTTGCTGGATAAAGACGGTGATTTGGTTGCCATTGCTAACTGTGCCGAAACCTATAAGCCACAACTGCAAGAGGGCAGCGGCCGCACCCAAACCATTCGGGTGATTCTGATTGTTAGCAGCACCACTGCTGTCACGTTGAAAATTGACCCGTCCGTGGTACTGGCAACGCGTAAGTATGTTGATGATAAAGCGATTGAGGTTAAGCAGTACGCCGATAACTTACTGGCCGAGCATGAAAAATCGCGCAATCACCCGGATGCATCGTTAACCGCTAAAGGTTTTGCGCAGTACAGTAGTGCGACTGATAGCGAAAGTGAAAAGCTCGCGGCAACCCCAAAGGCAGTAAGCACCGTAGCCAAAGCGGTCGTTCAAGCAATGAGTGATCATGTTCAGACTGATAACCCACATGAGCAATATTTACAGATAGAAAAATACTTAGCTGAAATTAAAGCATTGGGTGCAGATGCTCAGGCGGCAACTCTCGCAAACCTTGGTTTGGGAACAGCGGCTTAACGAAATGTGGGAATAGGTACAAACCAGATCCCAGATATGTCGTCATTCAGCTTTACTGGTAATGAAAATTCATTCGTTATTCGCATGCCAAGCGGTACTTGTATTCAGGGTGGCAGAGCATCGACAGATGTGAATGGTTATGCAACGGTGACTCTCGGGCTTGCAATGAGCGTCTATAGTGTCATTGTGGGTGAAAGTTATGTATCAAAATGGGTTCAGTCCGAAAATATTTATTCTGCATTCGTGAGTTACGGCTCCCAAATCATTAACTCTTCTACATTCGGATTCCGAACAGTGTGGTGGACCGGGTCTGATAAAACTTTTAGAGGCGGAGCAGCAACGGCACATTGGATCGCGGTGGGGAAAATTTAACATGGCAAATTACTATTATAGTGCTTCAAATAATACATTTATCGCAGCGGGTAGTTCGCTGTTGAATACAGCATCTTTTACTGATGCCTTGGCTGTAGATGATGCAACTTTCAATGACTTTTTTGTGGGCGAAAAAGACAGTATGCGTCGAACGACCGGAAAAGATGGAATGCCACTTTGGGTTGAAATACCAGAACCAACAAATGAAGAGATGAAAGCTCTAGTTGTTGTTGAAACTGAGCGAAAAAAACATGAACTCATAGCTGAAGCTTCTGATAAAATCCGCGAATGGCAAACGGATTTGCTTTTGGGCACTATCAATGATGACGATAAAACTAGCTTAATTGCGTGGCGTGAGTACATGAAATCACTAAAAATTATTGATGCTGCTAGTGCTTATGAGATCATGTGGCCAGCTAGGCCATCATAAACTTCACCTAAGGCATGATAAGAAAGTTATTCAATTATTAATAAAAAATGATCAACCCCTCACATTGAGACGTTTTATTTCAGCTGGCTATTCAGAAAAATTTATAGTATCTATAGTTGCTTTTTGGGGGGGTAATAGAATTACTTTATGAAAGTTTCTCGATTTTATGCGGTTGATGGTCTTAGGGGCATGTTTTCAGTGGCTGTATTATTAAATCATGCTATTAATTCTGTGAGTGGCTGGAAAAATGACGGTCCTTTTAGCGGTCCTCATTTAGCTGTGGCTTACTTTTTTATAATCTCAGGATTTGTACTTACGCATTCTACAAGAAATGGCGTATCTATTCGTGTGTATTTTATGACTAGGCTGGCAAGGTTATGGCCATTAACTATAATATCATCAACGATGATGATTGTTATTTTTTACATTAACAGTATTAATAATGGTTACGTGCCAGGGGATTACGTTTTCGATGTGCGCACATGGATAAAGAATGCCATGTTTATACATGGTGTAACACCTCTCAACTTTCCCATAATTAATGGTCCTGCATGGAGTGTGAGCATTGAATTTTGGGCTTCATTACTCGTCCCTATTGTTTTTCTAAAAGTAGGTGCATTTTTTCGATTAATTATCTCTATTTTTATATTCATTTTTCTTGCCATAACCTCAAAAGTAGGACTTGGAAGCAATGAACTGTTTGGAATGTATAACTTTGTATTTGCTTCATCATGTTTACTTCTTGGTTCCGCATGCTACACTTTAATTAAAAGTAATTGGGTTAGTAGTTTGATTAAACTACCGTACAAAGATGTTTTTTTGGCTGTTTCATTATTTGTATGTATTGTAGGGCTTTATGCGCAACCTGCACATACAAATAGAATGGATTATTTTTATTTGGTTAGTTTCCTCCCGTTGCTCACTATTGATTATATGGATGACAATTCTTTAATTAAAAAAATTATTTATTCTTCTCCAATTCAGTTTTTTGGCTATATTAGTTTTCCTCTCTACTTGTTACACTTCCCAGTGATGATCACAGGTATTGTTGAAGGAAACCCAATAGTCGGCATTGTTAGTTTTGTTTCAGTTTCTGTACTTCTATCCTACCTGTACGCAGCTTTCGTAGACGTAAGAATGTACCAGTACCTTAAGGGCCTGATAAATATATTTTTTTCTGCAAAAAAAATAGCGACTCAGGATACCAAACAACAGTTAAAGTAAAATTGAATTATGGGATTAATGGATAAACATTAATCTTTAAGATAAAGTGATGCCGTCAGACTCTGGCGGCAATTTAATAAAGAAAATTATTTATTGAAGAGTATTATTGAACACCATAAGAGGGTGCTTTTTATTTACTCATAATACTTATTATATCCTTCACTCCCCTCTCTGTGAATTCAACCTAGTCATCGTATTAAAAACAATTTAATTGCCATTTATTTAATTTCGGATAGGTAATTTCCGTCATAATTCTCTCAAACAAATCAATACAATTGATATACCTTTACTCTCCCAAGCCAACGTTTCTTTTCTTCGCATTCAATTCATTTATTTTTTCAATTGCTTTCATGTAAAGAACTCCATCCTTTTTATAAAAGAAAATTCGGTGCTAATTGGCTATATTAGAGTGTCAACAAATGACCAAAATACAGAACTTCAGTGCAACGCACTGGTTAGTGCGAATTGTGAGCAAATTTTTGAAGATAAAATAAGCAGAAAATAATTAGACCGACCGGGGTTAAAACGGGCTACCCGCACCGGTCATAGAGTTACCGGATACCCGCACAAAATAAGTCGCCGCTGGATGAGCAATACATAGCTCATTCAGGTCCAGTGGTCGCTCGACATAATCCGCCGCTGGACTGGGAAAGCCTGCGGGGATTGACTCGTTAAACAACGGGATAAGAACGATCTCACGAAGCGGAGAGAGTTGGTAAAAAATCATCATTCAAACCCATAAACAACTGTGTATGCATACAGTTTAATTTATGAGAATATTCTTGGGAAGTCAGTAAGTGAGGATTTCTTGCAAGTCGCTGGATCTTCAAAGAAGATAACTAATACTGCATATTTATACAGAAATCTATCTCTATCCTTCATATCAAAAGTTTCTGATGATCTGGCTTATCGATAAGAATTACTAATTAAAACCAATGCAAACCTTACATAATAGACTATATTTTCTGCATTAATGTCCTTGCATAGCACATTAAATATTATTTTTGCTAATGATTAATCTTTGTCTACAATTAAAATGATGAGGTCATAATTAATGTGACTTTGATTATGAATAATATTATCTATTTAAAAACAATCGAGGATAAAATGAAAAAAATCATATTAGTAGCGAGTGTTTTGAGTGGGATCATTCTGGGTACAACCCCTGTAATTGCAGCAGATACTGGCAGCATGACTAAACATACAGAGGCTATGGAAATAACAAAATCAGCAGCTAAGATGAAAGTTGAGGAAATGAAAGGCCACATGAAGATAGGTAGTATCAGTGGAACCGCCCAGTCAACCGATGAGCTTGAAAATAAATTAGCCAAATCAGCCGCAATGATGGGCGCAAAATATTACGTTATAACGTCTTTAACTAATGACAACCATGCTTACGGTACTGCTGATTTGTACAACTAAGCTAATTTAGATATCAATAAGGTTGAATAAAATGAAAAAAATTCAACCTCTATATGTTACTAAATTTCTACTATCCAAACGGTATGAATATGATTATTCACTGCTTGCAGTACACAAACTGGCTCTGGCAGCGTCAGTAAAATTATACTCATACACTGTAGAATAGGCCGGGCTATTAAGCCCGGTTTTGTATTTCATAGTTAAGATAAATCCCAACGATCGTTTTAAACGATCAATAACTCATTATTGATCTGTCTAACCAATTTGAAATTAATTACGTTAGGCAGCACGCTTTCATCACTTAAATTTACGTGGTGAAAACAATGAAACTTATTGAGCTTCTTGGTGAAAAACTGAAAGAGTGGCCTACTGGATTTAACTACATCACGCAAGATAAAACAGGCCACATCTACGCGAGTGTAGCCAAGCCATCCATATCAGATGGTATATGGTTAGCCAAGAGAGATAGTCAAAAGGTAGGCCATGCTGAGTTATGTCTGGACTGGGATAAGAGCATCATCATTAAAGATGATTTCACCGCCCAATAAATTATTCTGGCTGTGGAGGCCACTCTATATCTGGTGCAAAAGAAACATCGATGTTTTTAACCGCTACGCGATATTGCTTCCACGCCTTTAAATCAGTACGGAGCTTTTCAGGTACATCATCGTCGTTGTCCTCGAACGTCTCAATCTCATCTGACAATGCTCCTATCATGTCGGATGCCTGCGATAAAATCGATGATTTTTCTGCTGTAGCTTTCTCTATCATCGATTGAACTTCTTGTGGGGGACGGACCAAGTACCCATTCGCCATTTTCTGACGCATAATAATCGTTGTCTGGCCTTACCCCAGACATGACAACCCATCCATCCCACAAGTCAGAACCAGTATCATCGATTCCGAATTTACTAGTTCCAATAACACCATAATAAATAATCATATTAATCCACCCTCCATACTTTCACACGAAACGGAATGGTCGTTGGATCTCCAGTTGATGTATTTGTTAATGGCCCGCCGGTGTACATAGCGTTTCTATGAAATGGGGTGCCACTACCTGACTGAACGATGATTGATTGCACCCCGTTAGCAGGAGTGAAAACATTTGCGTTAGTACCTCTGGCATCTTGACTTGTCGCGTTATACCACCAAACCGATGATCCCCAGTTGCCTTCCCATTTAACCTCAGCAATACAACTAATATCTCTACTGGGAAATGGGTTTGCTACCACAATTCTTTGATTGGCTGAAATTGATGCGGGTAAAGCTTCTGTCCCTCCCGGATACAAATAAATGATTTTTTTAGATTCGAGCGTTTCAATACGAGCTGTTAAGAGTGTTATCTGTGATGCCAACTCTAATGCATTAATTTGCCCTTGATTAAGGGCCGAACCAGCAAGCTTAATTACCCATACGCCCGTAAAATTGAGCATTCTGGTTTCTTCAGCACCAAAAGAAACTGAAGCGACATTTGAAGCACCGCCCGATGCCACATTTGCCATCTCTAATCGGGTAGTATCAGAACTCCCCGCTGCTGCGTTCCAGCGAGCAGGAACACCATGGGTGTGAACCCTAATGGCATCCATTTGAATAGTACCGGGTACGCCTGAAGAGAGATAACCATCCCCACGCCCTACCGGAGCGCCAACAGACCCAGATGATTTACCATTTTTATCCGGCAAACGAAAAGTGGTGCTGCCGTCACCCGAAGAAAAGCAAATTCGTTTTAATGGATTTGCCAACCACTCAGTATCGCTTATTACGAGGTGACGTGCCTGAGCTTCTGCCCACGCATCAGGGAACAGAGCACGGCTAAGTATTAGCCCATCTTCAGGGGCTGTTCCCTCCGGAATATTTATACGATTACTGTGTATCCAATCAAACAACAGAGGAAATCCACCAATAGGTAGAGCATCCAACTGTTGTAAAGTCACTGGTTCCATGGGCTCGATAGCATCACCGTGCATCTTAACCGCCCCAGTAAATTCCCCCCCAGCAATATCCATTTTATCCACCAGTCCTTCAGCCAACGCCTCGTTACTGGCCTTACCTGCTATCGCCTCATCAAATACCGTCTGACTGACCTTTTCATTAATTTGGGTCTCAAGCGCAGACACATCAATGCTCTCTGCCGATGCCTTAGCCTGTGCTGCGAACTGTTCAGCCTCATTGCGAAAACTATTTGCTGCCGATTTATCACCCGCTGCTGCAGTGGCGGAATTTCCCGCAGACTCCGCACTGGCTAAAGCCCTCTGTTCACTTTGTGCTGCCGCATTTTTACTGCTTTCGCTTTCGCTGGCTGACTGTGCAGCTCTGTTTGAACTTTGAGCCGCCGCTGCAGCACTCCCTTCCGAAGCTAACGCCAGTTGCCGGACTTCAGTGTGATAATGAACCACTTCATCAGTCAGCGCATTGACCGCTGATTGCGCTGTTTCAGCCCCCTCTCTGGCGGCTTCTGCCCGGTCAGCATCACCTTTCACTGTCGCCGTGATTAAGTCTGCGGTTTCCTGTGCGGCATGCCTGCCGCCGCTGTTGCTATTTCTGCCTGAGTTGTGGCTTCGTCTTTCGACTGTTTAGCCTCTAACGCAGCCTGTAATGCGTCGGCGCGTAATTGCTCAAGCTGGCGAATAATTTCCGGTGTACCGTCTTCTTCACGTAGCGCCGTCAGGAAGTTATTCAGCGTGCCGGGGAGGGAATCGCTGTAAACCGTAATTCTCCCCACATTCCGCGCATTAATACCATCAACCCACAACAACACATCATATTGACCGGGTTCGACGTTTAAAGAATAAGAGCCGTCCACACCGGTAATAGAATTGGATTCAAGAGTGGCCACTACAGTGAGCGAGGTTTTGACTGCCCGTAATGTGATACCAATATGCGCAGCCGGTTCTCCGGTTGGCCCCGGAAGAATGCCTGAAATCTTAATACTCATGGGAGTCCTTACTTAGAAATAATCGTTGGCATCAATGACAGGGAGAGGAAGTTGGGTAATGGCAAAATCAATCCAGTTATCAACGGCGATATAGTTCACATTCAACCGGCCTAAATAAGCCGTGACTGCGTTACCACTCATCCGTATCCCGGCAAAATAATTCATGACGTTACTGCTGTTTCTCAGCTCATGCGCACCCAGACGGCAAAGCGGTACCATCATTCGCCCCACACCTGCTGGCGCACCACTGAAATTGCCGGGGATACGTTGGATACCTACCGTCCCTCGCAGCAACAGCGGGGCGCTATCGGAAGAAAAGGTGCATTGTCCGGCACGGTTCCAGATAGCAAGACCATAAACAGGCGGAATTTGCGGTGCACCGTTGGAAAAAATGCAGATATACGCCGTAATATTGATGTTTTGCTGGTTAACACCAATGTCCCCGCCCCGCCGCCAGCCCGAAATAGTTTTAGTCGCCTCATCGAAATCCAGCGTGACATCACCACTTTCCCAATGAGCAAAGACCGTGCAGCTCTCACGAAAAGGCACGTTACCCGGAACCTGCCAATTAGGGGCGATTTGTACTACCCCGCGCCAGACACAGGCACCGCTGATAGCCGCATCGTTGATTTCTGAATAGTTGGTAGCATCAGATAATGCCAGACCATAATTTCCCCCGGCAGTTGCGCCCATCACCTGCATGGTGCGGAAAATGACCGGGCGCTTATTTCTGTCGGTGTTTTTGTTGAATCCCTTCAACTGGATGTAAACCAGATTGCCACTGATAGAGATTGAGGAGGCCGCCAGAGTAATCGCAGTTGATGAGCCGGGTGGTGTAGAAACACCTGCTGTTTTTATCGGGAGCACAAACATTTGCGCGCCCGCTGCTAACCCCGGCACCTGAACAACGGTCGCACCATTGTCATCATAGTATGGCTGGAACTCCCCAAGATAACTGGCTGCCCGTGCGCCACTGGTGATGTTAATTTCCTTTCCACCGTCATTCGGGCGTATTTGAAGACCATAATAAGCCATAGGTTTCCCTTTATCCGATATAACCCAGCGCGACGGCACGGTCACCCGGACCACGATAGACCGAAATGGTCTGGTTGGTGATTTTCATGCCGACCGTATCCGCTGTGGCCTGCATGATAATGTTGCCGTTTCCGTCCACTTTAAACAGGTTGGCGATATTGATGCTGCCGCCATTGATGGTATTGGCATTCAGCGTGGTACCCGTAATCGTTGAGCCGTAAATAGTGGTCCCGTTTATCTGACTACCATTAATCGTAGAGCCCTCAATCAAGGTGCCCACCAGATGCTGAACGTTAATATACTTCGAGATTATTTCGCCAAATTCAGCGTTATCGGCCATCAGATGGTTGATATAAATCGTGCCGTCTTTCACCACAAAGGGATTAACATTGGTATTGGCGTTGCGATTAACAACAGCAAAGATATCGGCATCAACAATACATTTAATCCGTTCTTTGCCGTCATCATCAATCTCAATAGTGAGGCCAATACCGCCCGCGATATGGTCATTGCCCACTTTGGCCGTCCACATATCAATGGTGTCTTCCAGCGGTTTACGCAGTTCCTCGCGCAACTGTTCCGCGCCAATTTCCCCCTCCAGTAGTTCGACAATAGAGCTGGGGTCATAAGTGGTTTTGGTTTCAACACGAAAGAATGCCGATTTACCGTAACTGTTTATTCCCCTCACCCAATAGAAATAAGTCGTGTTTTGCATCAGGCCGGAGTGAGACATACTGACGCCGGTACCGACAAACTTCGCCCGCTCCGTCACCTCATCAAACGGCATATCTTCGGTGTAGTACCAAAATTCGCACAATGTGCCGATAGTGGTAATGCCATTGAAACGAGGGATGAGTATTAGAGACCAGTTACCAGCAGTGACATCGACACCAACAGGAACTGGCGGCGGCTCGATAACAAATGAGATACCAGCTGGTGCTGATTGCACACCAATCACACTCACTGCCCGAACCTGTGCCATATACGGACCGCTCGGCAATCCGCTCAGTTGTAGACTGTTTCCCGGCACCTGTGCCGTAAAGACCACCGTGCCATCTGAGTGATAAACAGTGATGTTGTTATAGGAAATACTGCCGATATTGGTCCATGCCAGTACGCCCTGCACAATATCGCCGACGGTTTCATTCAGCAGTTGCAGGCCAACAGGGGATGCAGGACCACCGGTGGGCAGTTGGGTAAACGGGGGGCGCGTGAACGGCTCACCGATGGCATCATCGTAAAACTCGGCTGATTCTTCCTGCAGTACGAGTTCCGCGCCGCCCTCCATGCTGAACTTCCAACTGGTGATCCGGTTCTCTGCCCCGGAAACGCCAATACTCGCCATATCCAGTTTAATCACCCGCCCCGGACGGTAGGCGTAACCACTGAGATTGGTCTTGGCGACAATGACACGTCCGGCCCGTTTGCGACGTAACAGAATGTTAGCCACGCGCTGTGCCTGATAGGGTGTATCAACAAAGCGTAAATCAACGTCCTCTTTGATTTCTAACCCATCTTCGGCAATCCACTGGTCTACCCGAATAGGCGGGAAGTCTGTTTTGGTGGATTGTTGTTCCCGATCGACAAACGTGCCATAAATGGCGTTGGTCGCATCGCGCAGCGAGGTTTCAGTGGTTATTTGCACCGAATCAGCCAGTTGATGCTCATTGAGTGTCATTAATGCCGGGCCATAGTAAGCACCGACCAGAATGCCATGCTGACCCGCAATATAGGTCGGTTCGCCTGCACAACAGAGGTGCATGGCATCGAGCATCGCAGCGGGGGTTTCTGACAGGTCAAAGCTACCATTCATGGTGTAACGTGCTTCATAGCCCCCCTCTGGCGTCACCACCAGTTCAGAGCAGATATTGGCCGCCTGTTTGAACTGGTCCCAGTTAATTTCTGCATCGGGTACTTTCAACACTGACCGATAGTAATCCAACACCCCCAACGCCAGATTATTACTCCATTCGGTCATGCCGGTGCGTGGGTCATAGAGGCGCTTCCCCCATACCTCGGCTTTGACATTGGGTAATCCATACGGAAATTTTTCAGCGTTAAACTTGAGCGATATTCGCAGCCATGCCAGCCCCTTGCCTATCATGTCTTCTTTCCATGACGGGCAATTTGCCAGCATAAACGGGTCGCAGGTGGTGCGGTCGTTGTGAAGCTCCCATGTCGCGAAGTTCTCAAAGGTGGTGATCAGGTCGTCACCCAGCCAGATACGCCCCACCCGGTCAATAGGATGACCGGCAAGAACAATGACCATATGTATCCATTCGCCGTCTGTTTGCTCCCCTGCTTCTTCTTCGGCAAACTGAAGCAGTCCGGAGACCACGGTTTTACCAATCACCACATTTTCAGGGGCAACGGCGGAACGGAGCATTTGCTTACGCTCCGACTGATCACGATAGGTATCTATTTTCGGTTTTTTAGCCAGCAACTGATTGGCGGTGTTCATCGCCATACCGGCGGCAATCAGATAATAGTTCTGGGTCATCGCGCCAATTGCCATCATGGCGGCCCCGGCGAGGGCAAGAACCACTTTACCCATGTACCCTCCACGCGGTTTCAGCTATCACATTTGTTGGCCCCGCACCCTGTGCGGCGGTAGACCAGATCTGCCCGTTCCATATCACACCGGCTGTCTGTCCCTGTTCGGCGCTGAAGACAACAATATCCCCTCGCTGCGCCAACTTTACCGGTACTCGCTCAAAGGCACTGTCAAAGATACCGATAATACTGCCGTGTCCCCGCAGTAGTGCTTTACGGGCTGACAATGCAGAGTTGTACTGGCCACGATAATCAACCAATGGATCAACACCGCACACCGCAAGTGCACAATCCGCCGCAAACAAGCAGCAGTCATGTTCGCCCCATGAAAAAGGCCGCCCGGAGGCGGCCTGTAATACTTGAGCGAGTCTTTTTTGCCAGTCTGGATAGCGCATATTTATCCTATTTATAAACGAATACCGGCGCATCCTTCTTGCTGCCCCAGTAGATAGACCGATCGGCCATTTGCGCCACATAGCGGAAGAAGCGATCCCCCGGCGCACGTACCTGGTGAGATTCATCATTAAAGCGATTAGGTAGCGCCATTTGCCAGCGCTCGAACCGATTGGTCAGCGTGACCGATATGGCATTCTGGCCGCCGATATCCATATTGGCAGAGGCAATCTCACCGCTGTAAATCAAATCAGCCGCGCCTATTTGTCCATCATCATCTATCGCCACCAGAATGACTTTCGCAGCTCGTCCCCGACAGCGTTCATTTAAAAAGGTTGCCGTTAGTGATGTTTCAAAACCTGATACTTGCAGCTGCAATTGAGAGGGTGATGTCCCGTTCTGCTCTGTGACTTCTTCTATCTGACCAAATATACCGACTCCGAGATAGGTTTCACCATCAATCACCAGTGGACCGACGCCGGTATGTGCGCAAACCACACCAGAGATTAGATCCAACCGAAACGCAGTGACGGTGGTGATATTTGGTCGGGAGAGAAAATCAATCATCGTGTCAGAGAATGGGTGATACAGCATTAAAACGCCTCCACAAATTGCAATGTCACGCTGTGAAATATGCCTGGAGTCCGTGAGAAGTCCCCCTGATTTTCATCGGCCAGCCTGAATATACCTGTCGGTTTTCGGCACTCAACCGGCGCACCAGCCACCGGTGGCCAGCGTAACTGCGGTGAGAAACGAATAACTGCCTGCCCGCTGATATCGCTGCGCACGTCTTGCGTGACCTTTTTCAGTTCATCATTCACGGTGATGTAATCCCCTCGCTGTAACACTAGCCGTTCCGGTAACCAGCCACGGGTACTTAACAGTTTCCCGCGTTGCTCTGAGGCACTGACAATCGGCGTTCCAGATGGGGCTCGTCCGCCGCGGGCAAAATCCCACAATCGTACCCGACCAGCCACCCCATCCAGATCCGCAACTAGCGCCTCAAGCACTCGTGCATCATGATCCTTGCGGTTTCTAAACGTCATGGTCAGGGTCCAACGCGAACCGGGAAAAGAGGCTGTTTGAGATGAACCAGAGAAAGGCGACTGAAAGATTTTTGAGTTGGACTGCAACAAAAGGCTCATTTCGCTGGGGACAATTACGGCTGGCCATTCAATTATTTCAGCCATTTTATGCTCCTAATGTTCGTCTGGCTGGGCCATTAGTTCGAAAATCCCTAATCAGTTCGGCTTTGGCTTTCGCCGCGCCATTATTAGCTGCTGTTTCCATCGCTTGTAGTAGTGCCTGATCACCACTGCCATTTATCGTAAAGTAGTTACTGACTGTCTGGTTTATTTCGACACTTCCTGTATTCCCATCACCGGATGATAGCTTGTTAGTGGGTATGACATTGCCGTCTCTATCGGGAACAACATAATTTTCACCTCCAGACTGCAATAGCTCAATACCAAGTTCGCCCATCTCATATAAGCTACCGCCTCTGACACTACCGCCAGTTGCTCTACCCGGCACATAACTATTCCAGCCCGTAGACATTCCCATTCCGCCTGAACTACCTGTAGAACTTGCTGATGCACTGGATGCCCCGCCACCAAACATACTTGTAGCCCCGGAGACCATCTGGAACATAATTGCCTGAGTTTGAGCCTGAATAAAGGCTTTAACTACAGTATCCATAATAGTGTTGGCCATGTTGGTCATAGCCTGACTGAAAGACTGTTGCCCCGTGAGAATGCCCGTAATCATATTGGCAGTACGGTCACCCACATTAGAAATAAGGTCCATTTGTAATGCATGTAGCTTCGACTGATTTCGATATAATTCTATCGCTGCCGATTTTTGCTGATCGGCAGATTGATTGGTCGCTGCCGTCATGAGTTCTTCATAACGCTGCTTACTAATCAAGCCATCAGCATAATAGGCCTCATACAATGCCTGCTGCTGCGCTAACTGGTTTTGCAACCGTATGACAGGGTCAACTTCACCCGCTAAATTAATTTGTGGTATTGAGGCCATATCAGCCTGAGCTTGCAACCTCTGCCGAGTATATTCTTGGTCCGCCTTTAATTTAGCTTGCTGATATTCCTGATAACTGAGCAAATCCCTTGAGTAAAGGCCCTGCATCACCTCATTAGCTTCCTGAGTCTGACGAGTAAGCGCCTTTGTTGGAGAGTACTGTTCCGTTAATTTTTGCCGATCTTTACTGAATTTTTCGGATTGTTGAGCAGATAATTGGTCAATTTCGACTTGCGAAGCGCCCGCTTTCTTCGCCGCATCAATTAATTTTTCACGGGCCTGTTGTTCCTGAATATCAATGCGATTAAGGCTATTTAAATTTTCCAGCTCTATTTCTCGACGCAGTTGAGCAAACTGAGTAATAGCCTGTTTTTTACCTTTATCATCGCCGCCAGTACCAGACCAAGGTGTTTCAACAGGTTTATCACCTTGTGGAGGCTTATCGGATTCCTTCGCTTTAGAGGTATAGCCCCCTTTAATCATTTCTAGTGCTTTATTGGTGTTTTCCAGAGACGCTTTAGTAGCTTGTGCGCCTTTATTAATTGCTTCTAAATCTGCCAGAGCACGGGTTCTCTTTTCCTCTACGCCTTTTTTTTGACCGAATGGGTCAATGCTGTTCAAGCCACTTAACCGGCTTTCCGCATCCAATATTTCTTTTTGAACCTGATTTCGTTGAGTTACTTGATTTTGATACTGGTCAGTAAGGTCTATTGCTTTGACGGATAGTTGCTTCTCTGAAAGTTGTAATAATGCTTCAGTGGTCTCAACCAACGCATCTTTTAAATTTAGTGCTGACTGACGAGCTTGAGTCGCTTGATTATTGAAATAAAGGATAGCTGACCCAGCAAGCATCGCGGCACCAAACGGACCACCAATGAGAGAATAAGCTCCCGATGCTAAACCCCCAGCGACTGAAGCGGCCTTAGCAGAGAATGACAGTTGCTTATTAGCAGTATCTAACTGACGTTTTGCTGCTGTTTCAGCTAAAGTAGCTTCTGTCTCTTGCCTAATTAGGCGGGCAAAATCTTGCTTATAACTGACCTGTAAACCATATTCTTTCGCATTTTTCTGCATCTGAGAATAATGACCAAACTCAGCATTATTCTGTACTAAAGTAGCCTGAGCAGCCTCAAGAGTTTTTTGGGCAATAGCGGCTTGTTGCAAAGCTGCATTTTTCACAACACTTTGATTTTCACGCCATGCTGAGACGTTATCTCTTAATCCAGAGGTGAGCTTTGTAGCGAGAACTGGCAATAAGGTATATAACGCAACATTGGCCACAGTGTTAAAGTTATCACTGAGGAAATTAACCGCTTCAGTGGCACTCTGAACACCAGATCTTAATGTTCCACCACTGGCTTGGCCAACTCGAATAGCCATACCTTCGAATGCGCTGGTCAACCCCAATAGGTCACCATTAAGGTTATTAACCCTAATGGACGCTTGCTCATAGGCGGTATTAGTACCAGTGAGTTCATCAACCAGCTCTTTCAGCTTTCCTCTATTTTGAACGAGGATAGAAGCAGCAGAAATATTCTCAATTTTAAATAATTTAACCGCCTCGGCAGTTGATAGATTTTTATTACTTAAGTTCTCTAATGCCTGACTAAGCCCGACAACAGACGGTTTCAGGGTTTGTTCTGTTCCCTTTTCCAGAGTGAGTATAATGTTACGAAGAGCTGTTCCCGCCTGCCCACCTTTAACTTCACGTTCAGCGAGAACCTGAATAGCTGCGTTTAATGTTTCAAATCCGATCCCTGCCTGAGCAGCAGCCACCCCACCATTTTTAATAGCTTCAGCTGTATCGGTTATTTCAGACGAGCCATACTTAGCGCCAGCGGCAAGAACGTTAATATAGCGATCGGCTTGTTCAGCACCTGCGCCAAACTGGTTCAACGATAAAGCCAGTGTACGGGTAGCATCGGGCAACGTAGTCCCTGCGGCCTGAGCTAAAATTAACGCGCTTTTAGTCGCGGTAATCAAACCCTCAGATGTCTTCATTAACTCTGGCTTAGCAGATGCCATGAGCTTTATAGACTCCGCAGCCTGACTCGCACTGTATTCTGTCGTTCTCCCCATCTCCTGAGCTGCTTCATCATACTGACGCAACGCTGTGCCTGTAGCACCGGTAATAGCGGAAAGGTCAGAAAGTGACTGGCCATACTGACGATTGATGCTGATAAGAGAACCCAGCGATAAACCAAAACCAGCAAGCCCCGCTATTCGGCCCGCTAACCCGGTAAGAAATGTCCCTATCTGATCAAATGAAGCCGCAGTCTTTTTAGCTTCCTGTTGCGCCGTGCGATTAAAGGTTTGTGTCAGATTTCTTGCATCGCTATATGCACTGATCAGCTGGCTCTTAAAGTTTGCGGCATTCAGGTGTAACACTACCGCTAAGGATGCTACATCGCCCATTACATGAGTACTCTCATAATATCAGCATACTGATCCGCAACGGGTGTTGAAGCAGTAAGCTCGAGTGGAGGGGAATATGTGGGGGTAAGTGCCGGAGGAGGTGCTGCTTGCAGATTAAAAAATGCCTGCCAGTGCAAAATAATATGAACCGGCAGTTCCGCTATTTTTCGCGGATCAGGCTCGCCCCAGCGATCTGCAAGCTGAAAAATCAGCTTTAGCCAGGGCGAGTCGGTTAGTTTTTTTCCGCTTCCTCTAACGTACCCAAACTGTGAGATTTAACTTTATTAATTGCCTTCATCAGTTCGGGATTGGCATGCACAGTGAGCAGTTCGTCAACGGTCGGCAATAATTTTTTAGGGATAGGACTCCCGTCTGGATTAACAAGAGCTTTCAGAACTAAACCAAGAGACACATTACTGATTGCTGTCATATCACCCTTATCTTGTGCTTCAGCTATAGCATTGTCATAGTCCATGAGTTCTTTACCCGTAATCCGGCGAATATAAACAGACGCTCCGAATAACTCAGTTTGTACTGCTGTATTCGTTGGTTTAAGTAATGCTGATTTCAGCGCGTTAATATCAAATGGTTTAGTCTGAGACATGGGATACCTTAATTAATTGTGACTGTGGCTTTTTCGCTGGTAATACTGCTTAACCCAACAGAAGAAATAACAACGCGGTAATCCCCGGCATCGGCAATTACTGTATTGTTTTTTTCATACGTTGCGGAAGTTGCTCCGACAATCGAAACGGTGTCTTTTTGCCATTGATATGACAACGAAGATCCATTACTGGCGGTGGCCGCTACAGTCAGGGACAACGTGTCCCCAACTGAAATATCAGCGTTTTGCGGCTGGGTAGTAACGCTGATCACGGCTTTGGGACTGTTCCCCAGTCAATATTATTTTGCTTACCCTTAACCTCGATCTGAATCACTTCATTGGCAGGGGCAGAAACTTCGGCCAATTGCCAGCCTGAAAGCGCTAATATCTGTGTAGCTGTACGGCCATTAGGTAACTCCATATAGAACTGCACCGTTTCACGCGCTGCAGCAGCGTTAAGTAATGCAGCAAAATCTTCGTTTTCTGGATCATCAATAAACCCCAGTGATTTCTCAGGGCCTTCGGGTAAGTCAGAAATAGACTGTTTATTCGTATCGAGTAAAGTAGTGCAATCTACATAACCACCAGTCAAACCGGTAGCGCCAACTGCCTTACAGTTAACCAGCGGTTTCATCGTTAAAATGGTATCACCAACAGCACCCCATTTAACAACAACCCCGGCTGGGAGCATGGCGTATTCTGGCGAGGATTTTCCAGCCATATATTTTCTCTCTTTTTTATAAATCAATAAGGCAGCAGGATGCTACCGGCTAAGGGTATTTAACCCATCACGGATTTCAATGGTGAGAATGCGAAGAACTTGCATTTTGTTGTAGTCCAATGCAGGACGGATAAAGGGTTTAGCAACCTGTTTTATCGTGCCAAATTCTTGGGCTAACGCCTTCATGTAGTGCGTTCTTGTGGGATCGACACGCAGAACAATGACTGTACTGCCAGATTTCCCACGAGATGATCGGGTTTTTATCGAATCGCGCATATGAACATTTGTAGAGCTATTGTCATACCCTGCATTTTGCTTCATATCCGCTTCTACTGGAGCCATAGCTGCCCGACCCGCATCCCGTAGGATTCTAGTTCCTACTTCTTCACCCACAGCTATAAGCCTTCTTTCTAACTCTTGCAGACCACTTATTTCTATTTCAGGTATCACTATATTTATTCCTTAAAAGAAATAATGAAATCCCGTGAAAACCAAAAATGTTTAGAGTTATTGGTTAACGATGCAACCCCCTGCTGAATTCCCCCACGCCGAATGTATTGAACCGGATACCCATCGATATCCCTGTGAATGACCTCTTTCCATTCAGCCCATATAGCTGCGTCCAGTTCTACCAACCGGGTGTAATCATCAATGAGGTGAATCGTTATCTGAAACCGGCACTCGATTAGGCTCGTGCGAACTAATCCTGTTTCAATTTCAGGGTCGGAAATACGTTGAAAAGTCACACCCTCCTGCTCAGTGTCAGGGAGCAGCAGCGGATAAACATTCATACCCGTGATCCGCTCTAAAGCAGATTTAAGACTCTGTTCGATCATGGCGTATATCAGCCTCCCCAGTAATAATAATTCGGTCGGTATAACTAACACGATCAACTGCACGGACAGTGAATACCCCTGCAGTAGTGACTATCTGCCAGTCAATTGAAATATCGCGCCGAGGGGGCATAGTGAACAGGCAAGCTTCCACGATTTGTTGCTGATCTGCTGACCGTATTTTCCGATTTGAGATTGGCTCAATTTGCGCCCAAGCCTTACCTACAACCACAGGGGTTGCGGGTAAAACTTCCCCCAACGGCCCTCGCGATGATTTGATTTCCCGCAAAAACACCCGGCAATTCAAGTCGCCCGGATTTAGTGGTTTGTCACTCATCAGACGGTATGCTCCATCAGTGGAAATAGCAGGTACTCAACACCAAGCTGGGCCGGAGTATCCCCATCAGGTGAGGTTCCTTTCGGATTTAAATACCACTGCGCAACCATCATCCGGGCAGCAAGTTGGAAATCAGCTTCGATTAGAAAGCCACGAACGCCTTCAGGAAGCTTTTCCAGTGCTTCCTGACTATCAACTAGCACGCAATAATAAGTACGCTCTATACTGCGCTGAGCGGCGTCAATCAGCGATTCAATGAAATCATCATGCTCAGTGAAATCTTCCTCCAACCGAAGTTGAATTTTGACATCAGATGGCGAAGTCATACCCATGGCCGTTACCTTTGGATTTAGCCGCGAAATCTTTTGGCCAGCAGGCAATCTTTCGCGCAACCAATATTTCGGCATAGTCAGCACTGAATCCCGCTTTATCACCGCGTGAGTAACGCTGATACGGACCGAGAAAAATAACAATTGTCTTCTTCGGTGGCGCTAACGGGGCTGAAATTTTCACATCATTTCCTTCATTTGGGACCACGGTCCCAACACCAGAAACAGCGTCAGAGATGCTGGCATTTTGAATAGAAACCTCACCTGAAGTACCAAGTGAGAAACTCTCTGCAGAGATTGAGGCTACTGACCCCGAAGCATTATCGCTGTTCGGTGTATCACCAGTAACTAATGGGTTGGCAGTAGCCAGCGGCTCGCCAGTGGCCATCGAGGTGGTAGCAACCAATGATTCAGCAACGGGCAGTTTGTCAGCATTAACCAATGCGCCATCGGTGACCAACTCAGTGATGGTGACAGATGGGTCAATATCGGACAATGAAGCCGCATTATCCAACTGTTTGATAGTGGTAAGAGATTTATCAATAACCAGCGTTTCAACATTCGCCTTACCCACATATTCAGATGCTTGGTTTTTATGTCGTTAGTCATCCGGGGAACTGTTTTCGCCAGATGAAGTTTTTCAACTAAATCTTCATAAAATACCGAGACACCTAAGTTAGGATTAGCTTTAATCAGGTTGCTGGGGTCCTGCCAGTTATCAAGAACATCCAGTTCGTAAATCATGCCAAACAAACGCTCATTAGGGAGCATCTTATCCAGGCACTGTTTAACCTCGTTATCTTTGTCATAACAAGGTGATTCAATATCTTTACCAGCGGTGGTGATTATCAATGTCAACGGTTGGCTACGAGCGCCCATACCGGTTGTCATTGTTGAATATAATATATCTGTAGGGTGTTCGTGATATTCATCAATAATCGCGCAGGAGGGTGAATCACCATCTCCCGGATTGCCCACGACCGGCGCAAAGACAGAACCATCTTCGCGGGTTAACTTTTCAGCCCAAACAGAGACATTAAATCTGGATCTAAGGTCTGGCAGTAGTTTTGCCATCTGGCTGGCTGGCGTGAAAATCTTTTTAGCTTGCGCCATTTTAGTGGCACCACAATAAACTTCAGCGGCATTTTCACCATCCGCGCAAAACATATACATGCCAATGCCAGCCGCAAAAAATGACTTCCCATTTTTACGACCTACGCGGATATAAGCCTCTTTAAATCGACGTTTTTTGCCTTTCTTTGTTACCCACCCGAATATCGATGAAAAGATAAATAATTGCCAAGGTTCAGCTTTTAGCTTCTGCCCTTTTAGTTCCCCACTGGAATGAGGTAGTAATTGAACAAAACGGCACGCTCTTTCAGCCAGATCCCTGTCAAAGCGATAGGGATAATTTTTATCATTAACACTATTTTTTAAATCATCGAGATGGCGCTGGCAGGCGAGCTTAATATATTTCCCAGCAAGTATTTTACCGCTAAGAATATCCCGAGCGTATTGCTGGGCGGCATTTACGTTCGGGTAGCTGGCCATTGAATGTTTCCGTGATGATGTCCCTATCGATGCAACTATTTGATTGGGACCACGGTCCCAATTTTAAAATTCTGAGAATGCGTTTCCCGCAGATCCTTTGGTTTTATTGCCTCCAGAACCGCCACGCCTTATGCGACTGTTTGCATCTAACTTTAATACGACTTGGAGTCTCATTAATTGGCTAATCGACTTATCTCTAGCTTTTGTTGCAGAATTTAATTTTTCACCTCCAGTTCCTGTTTCTTCACCGAAACCATCATCCTTAATTATCTGGTTTGCATTGTGTAAAATGCTGTATGGTGTTGCAGTACTCAGTAAGCAAGTAACAATCTTGCATTTCGAAAGTACCTTGATCGATCAGTATTCTAATTGTTCTTTTCCAAGCATCGACTGCCCGATCACCGATTAAATTATCTGGAGGTGACACCGCTCGGGTTACACTACTTTTCATTTCACCCGTTATCACCGGTTTTGCACCACCTCCAGCAACACGAAAATCATCACTCATTTGGGTGCCTCAAATGTTAAAAAATATCGAAAAAAAATTTCTTATTACATGCACGTAAAAATCTACCGGGACAGGCAGTACCCTAGGGCGAAAGGGGTTGAGGATTTACCCCTCCCCTCCCTCTGCTTATAGGTGATAATCGTTCTCATCTACACGCTTAATGATATTTAATCTCATTTGCGAATCCATTTAAATGATAATGCCTATCATTTAAATGTAATTCCATATGATAATAATTGTCATTTATATCGGCTATTTACCGAGGGCATCTATTTCAATTTCGGCACCAACCAAGGCGAGAGCTATAAGCCCTCCAATCATCGGCAATGTTTGTTTTTGATATGTCATTTGACCCTCTCTGTAGCAGTCTTCTTCCAGTGACACGACGCACATAGTGATTCAAGATTATCATCGTCATCAGTTCCACCGTGAGCTTTGGCAATTATGTGATCGACATGGGTTGCCGCCTTGCCTATTCCCCTACGACGGTGGTCTTGGCACAGATAGCCATCACGCATTAAGATGCGAGGGCGTATAAGATCCCACTTCCTGCCGTAACCACGCTCATGTCGTGACTGTCCCGGCTTATGCCGCTTCCAGCCATCACTGGCATGTTCCGGTTTGTGCTTATCACAGTAGCCCGTTGCATCAATAGTTAGTGCTGCACAGCCGCTGTGTTTGCAGGGCCTCTTTATTCTTGGCGGCATACTAACCTCTGATTTTGGCCCGTACTCTTACGTTCTCACACTACAGATGGCAGGCGCTGAAAATAGAAAAGCCACCAGCTTTTTAGGCCAGTGGCTTTGACATATTGACCCCATTACATACCGCCAACTAAAAAGCAGCTATTCGTTAGCAACAAGTTACTACTCACACATTGCAATTATGGGAATAGCTTCATTATAAAGTTGTTGCCTGCTTTCGTAAGCAGCATCTTTGACATTCCCATACATTTTTAATTGAGCTTTAAAATCAGCAAGAATCTGCTCATATGGTTCTGGCTTCCAAATTTTCATGTGCTCTATAGCCTCTTTTATAAGAGATTCAAGCGCGCCATCTTCATACTTTCCGCTATATTTCTTTACTGCAAGTTGACTAAATATTTTTGAATAATGTCCAGGTAAGCCGCCAGAATTTAATGCCATATTTCCTCCAGAGTTATCTACCAAATGGCAGATACATTTAATATTGAGGCTCATTCACATGATTCAAGGACTTTTTGAATGGAAATCAATCTATTTCAGCGTAGTAGCTATATAGTTAGAGTAAAAATCCGGCTATATTAGTACAGCAGTGTGGATTAAACATTAGGTTCTGCTAACAGTATTTTTCTACCAGTTAATCACTTCATCAAGCCGCCCTTTACAGATCCGCAACTCACGTTTTAACGCCAACGCATATAGCCCACTATCGCCCCAAGTTGTACCGACGAACTCCGGCACCTCGCATTCAGTTAATGCTGATTCAGGGGGCCACAACTGGATTAATTCGGCTGTTCTGGGTGCTGATGGGCTATTCTTGCAGGATGCTAATGTTGCTATCAGGCATCCTGCTATCAATGCACGAATCGCCGACACCCGCAGCCTTGAACCGCCTGAGTCGCTCGTCACTTTCATTGCGCAGTTTCCTTTCGTTCTCTAGCTGGCGGGCTGTGGCTGTACGGTTGGCGGCTTCGTTCGCCTGGTATGCATCGATAATGTTACCCAGCGCTTTGTTGGTAGCCTGTTCATCACTCAATGCCTTTTCCGCTTTTTCGACTTCATTTGAGAGGCCGTTTCGATTGAGAAGTAGCAGTAGAAAAAGGACCACCAGCACAGCAATAATCCCACCCGCTATTTTGTTAGACATAGCGCCCGCTCCTTATCACGTCGAGTCACTAGCCCCGGCAATTGCTTACCACCTCCGTAAGTCCAGCGAGGAAACTGATTGCAGGCTTCAGTAAATTTGCTATCTCGCAGCATCCGGTACATCGTGGATTTCTGCATCTGGGCGCAACCGGCATTGAAGGTGATCGACGTAACAGCATCAAACTGGCCTTGGTTTAGCTTCTTACCATTGCCATATTTGTTTACGCAGGACTCCGCTTCAAGGATGTTCTTCTCCCAATCAGCAGCTATTTGAGCATCGGTCTTAATGACTCCGGCCTTAACGCCGTGAGTATTACCAATGCCATCAGTAAGAACACCAGCAGGGCAGACATAAGGATCACGACGACATGATTCAGCATTACCGATCAGCTCTAAACCTTTCTCACTTGTTCTAACTGTTCCGTTAGAAACCACAATGCCGATAATTGCCGCTACTGAACACAAGCCACCAGCCTTACTTAGCTTGTTCATATGATTCCTCAGACCGTTTAACTGCCTCTGCCACAATCTCTACAGCAGCTGAACGATCACTTATTGGAAGGGTGGTTGCATTGTTCAGAAAGGTTCTCAATATCTCAGTGCGCTTTTGTTCCTCAAGCAACCTGGCATTTTCTTCACGCCGCTTTGCGTAATAAGTCTTTATTGTGAAAAAAGCCGAAATTACCGCGCCCAGGATAAAGATATAATCCTGTAGAGACAGTAATGAGAAAACACCAAGCGCTAGTGACCACCAATAAGGCAGGTTATGAGAGGTAACTGGTTCCATTCGCATAGTCTCCCCCTCCCGGTCAGCGGGTTGGGCGTGTAGTTAAGGAATTTAGCCCACCAGTGCAGCCACTCATCTGTTAAAAGTGTGTGTGGAGTTGATTGGGTGACTGATGGGCTAAAACAGAAAAGCCCCAACTACATGCGCGTTGAGGCTAAGTAAGTAATGTTCTTACCTCTTCTACTGTTTGATTAAACCGTTCTTCTTCGAGTTCTACCCCGATCCCTACCCTGCCAAGCTGAATTGCTGCTTTTAGCGTGGCACCTGATCCCAAGAAGAAATCAGCAACAACATCACCTGGGCGACTGCTAGATCTAATGATATGGGCCATTAACTCTGCTGGTTTCTCGCATGGGTGTTTGCCGGGGTAGTAAGGAACGGAAGCATAGGTCCAAACATCCGTATAAGGTACATCTGCAGTAACAGAAAATGGCCGCCGCAATGATTCATACTCGAGGCTCAATTCTGAATACTGCCTATGCAATGTCTGATATTCAGCTACCAATTCATGATGAGGCTTATCCAACAAACCCTGCAGATGCTTTTCAGTGGTAATTTGATCAAAGAGTTTCTGTAATACTGAGTATTGTTCCGCGTTCGGCAACTGCCACTGGCTTTCACTAAACCAATGACTGGACATCTGCCGACCGGTAGCCTCATTAATTGCTTTTGCTGAAACGCCCAACGACGACCGCGCTAACCGAAAATAATCAATGAGAGGACGAAATACATTTTGTTTTAAGGCTGAACATTTAGCAGCGTACGCACTGCCTTTGGGCATCAATGGTCCCGCGTAATGATCTGCGAAGATGATCCGCTCTGTGGCAGGGAAGTAAGAACGTAAATCCTCTTTATGCATTCGCCGCCACGGGCCAGATGGCTTGGCCCAGATTATGTGGTTAAGGACATTGAAGCGACCACGAACCAGTATTTCAGTATCAGCAGCCAACCGACTACCACAAAACATATAAAAGCTACCGGCTGGTTTTAAGACTCGCCAAAACTCTGCTAGCAACTCATCAAGCCAGGCTAAATACGCTGATTCACTTTCCCATTGATTGTCCCACTTACACGATTTAACCCTGTAATAAGGCGGGTCTGTCGCGATCAAGTCGATGCAATCATCAGGCAGCGTTTTGATATAACTAAGGGAATCAGCATTAATAATTTTATTACTGTCTAAATAAACAGTGTTTTTCATAGATCAGTCTACCGTTTTTTGGTAGGCTCAGATCGCTTTGTGCACACAAGCGATGGGCCTTGGTTCGCCCGTGACTTTCCAAACAGGTGAATGGCAAAGGTAGTGTTATCAGCACTCCTTTGCCGCCCATTTCACAAACAAAAAAGCCCTGACTTATGTCGGGGCTTGTCGTTTTAAAGCCGGTTACGGTTCCGGCATCAGCACCTACCAATGTGCTGACCGCATACCACGTTGTTTAAGTGTACTTCTGTGGTGGAGGGGAATTAGCCGACGTCGTTTCACTGGTGTTCCACTTGTATCCCCACACATCGGTGCCTGCTTTCACCACATTCGGCTGAACACCAACCATTGTTGCAGCAATGTCTGGAATAGATTGGGATATGAACCCGTTATTCAGTGATGCTCAGGCGAATGTAGAAAGCAAAAAGCCACCAAATAGGCAGTTTTTATAATTTTGATAACGCGACGGTTTATATGATTTGAGCTGAGACTATTAAAATGTGACAGGATATCACCGCACCGACAATCCAAGCAGCGAGGAAATGTCGCCACCCGCGCACTTTAAATAACGCAACAGCAATAAGTGCAATAATCACACCTAATGCCGCCGAAGCCCCTGACAGCAATATAAATATATCGAACCAAGAAACAATCATGTTACGTCCCTGTAAAACAAAAAACCTCGTCGAAACGAGGCTTATTTGACTGGATAAGCGCTACTGCACAACCAACTCTTATCACAATAATAGGTAAAATTCGTTACGAATAGCTTTTTATGCGTTTTATTGTGTTAGTTCATACATACTCTGGTACCCATTGTACTCTGGGCCTAATCAGATCTGATAGTCAGTTCGGTGCCAGGAGCGGACGGCGCTGATATTGGAATGCACTAATCTGCGGAGGCTGGTCAACACAATATGCAACATGGGCAGGAGCAACAACGGTGCTGTCGTGACATCAGCTTGTAAAGTAGTATGGGTTCTTCTCCTGCCCCACTCTGGATGCTCAATGACATTACAAGCGACCTTTCTTGAACAGCCAACGCCCGGTGATGAAACGGAAGGTGTTTCAATCATCGACGTCAATCCTTTTGGTACTAATGGAGAAAAGGATCGGCGACTGCTAATCAGTAAGGACGCTGAGCCCATCCTGATTTTACAGTTGTATGTTCGTGCAGATGAGGACGGCTGGCTGATTTCCAGCGCCTTTTCTGAATTTCTCCTGAATGACTCCCACATAGCAATCATTTGTGGCGATCACTTTCATGTTATTGACATGACCACACACTCGTTCAGAAGCCATTCACTAGGTGATTACGTTGCTCATATTTATTCAATTCCTGACGTCCATTCTGACAGGCTACATGATCGGGTTATGGTCACCACTTACTGCCACGTTTTTCTGATTGATATTGCAGCGGGCATTCTCTGGAAATCCAGTCAGTGCGCCATTGATGGCGTGATCATTACATCAATAGAGAATGATACGGTGCTTGGCCTTGGAGAGTGGGATCCGCCAGGAGGCTGGGAGTCGTTTAAGCTCGATCTCAAAACGGGTATCCCGATTTGAAGAAGGGATTACCCTCAAAGTAATTGCTAGAAGCGGATTTTGCTAACATCGCAATATCTTAATTTATGGTGAGCAGTTCATGGAAGCAAAATTATGAAGCATGAGCTATGGACAAACGAAGGTGGTTTAGATTTGTTTTGTCTTGCCGGTCCACGGGGAGACTCTGCTCGTAAAATGCTGGATCCGGACTACAGATTAGTGTGGACATGTGACGCAGATTCCCACGTTGAAGCGATGAAAAGATATTACGCGTTCCGTAACTGGGGAGAATATCAAACTGATTTTCCTGCACAGGATAGTAAGACTTACAAAGAAATGGGATGGGAGTAAAAAACACAACACCCATATTATAGTCGCTTGGCATTCTAATGTCTCCGCGACGTCCGTTCCTCGCTCTTAACTGCCCTTTAAACCCTGCGCTGGGGCAGCTTTGTGCCAATAGCGGAAGTTGCTAAAATAGTTTACTGTGGCCAAAGGAATCAGGGTCATCAACCGACATTACTAACTGAAGGTTCTATCTAATGTTGGGGGCAGGTCAGAATGTCCCGGAACGCTATGCGGCCAGTGGAGCAAGCCGGCGTTGTCGGTTAGCTTAGATAATAAGGTCTACGCAGCAAAGGAGTTTCAAAGGAAATGAAAGAAACCATTTATAACATCTTCTACTTTTGTCCTGATGGTGTACACATCACACATTGCGGAATTGTTGCTCATGAACTTGATGGTGACGATAATCAAAAACTGGAATTTTTAAGTAAGCAGTTAGACACTGATTTAGCTTCTTGTAGGTCATTTCATGACATTCACCCTTCTGTTCTCGATGATGACAAAAAACTGAGACTTACCAGGTACAACACCAACTTGAGAGTGGGTAATAGTTACGCACCATTTGAGTTAGCTCTTGAGGCTGTCAAAGCCCCAGTTAATCCCTTAATGATTGTTACACCGATTGTTCAGGGTAAATTACAATATCATATTAAACACCCTGTAGACGAACAATTAAGAAATGAGCATACGCCTAACTATCATATTGAGGGAATTCTTGATATACCGGACTACCTTAATAAGTATTTGACGGGGGGGGAGTTTCATCTTAAAAAGCTGATTAATGATGATCACATGGAGCCTGTTAAGCTACTCTTTAATCAAAAACACTATATATCGAGCTTTAAGCTGCTTGTATCATTAATTGATACTATTGCTTACCTTGAATATGGTGATGTGAAAAGAAACTTCCAGCAATGGCTTGATAATTATTCAGAAATCAGCGATTTAGATATTACATCTGATGAAGTTTATCAGTTGAGAAACTCCCTGTTGCATATGACCAATCTCAACTCCAGAGATGTCTTAAAGAAAAAACATCGCCGCCTGAGTATTGCAATTTGCAAAAAAGGCCACCCGACTCAGTACCACGATGAAATCGTATATTTCAACTTCACAGACTTTCTATTCATCTTTGATGAAGCTGTTGATAGGTGGGTTGATAGCTACAAAGATAGCAAAAAGCAGTTAACTTTAATTGAAAGATATGATGAAGTATTGAGAGATAACTTCTAAATAGCGAAAAAAAGGGGGGCCCTTTTTTATCTCAATAACACATGTAAGTCAGATTACTCATAAGGTTGCATAATAACGGATAGAACTACCAAGAATAGATACACATCACCCTAAAGTAAAACTGGCTCGCTTTTTTCAGTGGATTTTTTCATTTGTTTAAATTTAATTCATCCAGTTCACCGCCATAGAAAACCTTATTCATTACCATCATTCTCATCCGAGTTTTTCCTCTCTAATTCCTTTTCTAACATCAAATCATACTTCCTACCAAGAAAAGAATGACCAATAAGTTTTTTGTCTTTTATATCTTTCAAAAATGAAGAAAACCCCTCTCTTGATTCAATGTTTTCATAAGTAAAATACAGTTCAGCTATTGCATTCACTCTTTCACTCGCAGACTGATATTGAATCAATTTTGAATTAACCTTATCTTCAATTATTTTTAGCTGAAAATTAATGTCATCTAACTTCCTTTGCGATTCAGCATAAGTGTTTTTGAGCCCTTCAATCGAATTATCAATCTTTGCCTTCCTGGCATTTAAAATAGACAGCCGAGTCTGACCTCTTGCCTCAACCAAATTATTTTTTGCATTTTCTTTCTGTCTTGACAGGCTTTCAGCATTTTCAGCCTCGACTTTCTTATCGGCAAGGTCAATATCATCCTGATATTTCTCAAATGTGGCTTTTCTATCTCCTTCTTTTTTCTTTTTTGAAATCCAACTGTGACATAGAGATAAACCCCATTGCGCAAATGGCATGAATATAAAAAGCATCACTCCTATTGAAATAGGAACCCAAAAATAATTCATCCACAAATCAGGCTGAATGAGCACTTTATGTATTCTTGTCTCGATATCTTCTTTACTCATAAAAATAAATAAGATATTAGTCCAATTACAGGATGCCCAAGAGAAGAAAGCATACCCCCACAATGGACTTGAAATTCTGTCCCTAAATGACTGAGCTATCTGACTTACTGGCTCTTTAACAATCTCGTTCATAAATTCCTTCTAATTAAATTATAAATCAAATCATTGTATCTTACTCTTGAGTTCTAATTCTTTCACCCATTCTGGAGCCCCTTCTAAGGCTATTTGTCGTGGCTTAGTTGTGAACCCTTCGAAGTCGAATCCATCACCATCAATCAGCGGTAAAATCTCTAGCCATTGAGGACCATCAACCACTTTATCTATTGGAAAGTTCAACAACTTTAGCCCGTTATGTAAGAAGACATCACACTTCTTTCCAGCCGTGTTAAGTCGAATTGACCTGTTCCCAGTTGATTGACACACGGCATTGTTAGCAAGATTCATGGTGACTCAATTATGAACGTCTGCTGATCGCTCATAGAGGACTTGGTGTCCCTTCGTTCTGGCTGCTACGTGCCAATTACAGACTTTGGCGTAAATTTATATGTATGTTTATCAATCTATGAGGCTAGTCGGTCAAATCGATAGCTATTTAGTATTTTTATCAAGATAGATTTTTACTTCACCTTCCCAAAGCCCATAATCTTTTACCTGCACACCGATAAAGACAGTAAAAAAATCTTTATCTAAAATGTCACTGACCATATAAAAATCTTCTACTCGATCAATACACTCAAGAGTGGTTTGTCTTTCCACCGGCAAATGGTTTTCTGGGCCTAAAGCCGAATGATAAATCACTTCAAGTTTTAAAATCCGCTCAAGCCAAGTAGTGCACTTGAACAAATTATAATATTCAGAAAGGGTTACTCCAATTTCAGGCTGTCCGTAAACTTCTCCTTTCTGCGTTGATAAGCAGATCATGAGATGCTGTGATAGTCTATCTATGCCTGAAATGATCTTAATATCACCATTTTCAATAAGAAGATCACCAGTATCATCTAAAGCCAAATCACTCCCAAGGTTACGACCACTAATTCGTTTTGTTCTTGGTGATACTTTTAACTCTAAAATTAGGCCAGTAGATGTGAAAACCATTCTAGGGGGAATTGTGAGTAGACGGGCATCACTAAGTGATTCTGAAATTATACATTTCCCTTCATTAGTAAGATCGTCGAAGCAATTTATCACATTTAAAATGTCAAACTTATCACCAGAAATGTATTCATCAATTTTTATATTCCATGTGGTGGGTTCAACTGATAATAATTCTCCAGTAAAAATCAATTGACTACCTAACCTAAACAACTCGGATATGGCTTCTTCCGGTAACTTTAAATGTTCATGTTGAATCTTACGTTCATGTTCCTCTTTCATTTGAAATAATACTTCGGGAGTGAATATTACTTCATCTCTATCAATCATTACAGAATGGGTTACGCATAACCAAATACCATTAGTGATATCGGAACGTTCTTCAGAGGTCATATCACTTTTGTATCGCCTGCCGCCAGGAGCTGCAGCATAAATATGAGAAGCAACGCCGGTGTTATTCACCGCAGATCTAGACTCATTACTGGGTCCACATGTAATCTGGGCACAGCCTGTAAAAGAACATCTAAAATTCGCTCTTGCAGCTAAAGCTTGCTTAGTCTTGGAAGAAAAATCATCTCTGTTTTCTTTGCCCATCTTTCCTTTCTCATCACACTGTCAATCTAAATGAAATCGTTATACAACAACCAACGGCCCCTGTCTGCTCCTTGCTCACAACGGACCTGATAGCTACGCAGCCTGTCGGCTGCGAGCCTAGAGCGGACATTACAAACATCATTAGATCACCTTATAATTTATCTTCAGCCTCTTGGATCAGCTTTAAAAGTAGTTTCATATCTAGAAAAATATGTCCGTATGTAAAGCTTGTCTCGACGACATTTTTTGTAGATTTACGCAGATCAGAATGTACATGATCAGGGCCGTAAGGTACTTTGTGATGATCGGCTGAATCGACCCTAGACAACTGTTTTCCTTCAGGGGTCATTATTATATAGGCATAATTCGATGGAGATTGGTGTCTAATTACTACGGTGACCCCCGACGGTCTTCGGGCGGTTACAGTTTCCCCTACAACTTTCATGATAGTGCACTTGAAATTTACTTTAAGTATTTCGCAGGTCTGCTCAAGCATTTCTTCAGTAGTCAGTGGACGCATATTTGAGAACATAACTATTCCACCCAAATGATTCGAGAGATAGTTGAGAAGAATTGATTGCTTCTGAGATTCCTCTTCGTGTGTCAAACACAGCTGCATACCAATCATCATCCCTGACTTCCCCCAAACAGTACTGGTCGCCATGCGATCGGTTTTTTCACCACAAACCAAGCACTTTCCACCGGAGGACAGCCATATAGCTTGATCTACAGCAGTATTCTTAAGCCGCCCTCCCAGCAGACCATCGAATAATCTCGAGTCAGCTTTCCTTTTTTCGTACCACGGCTTATAACGTTGTACATACCCCGTATCATCAATGAGCTTTGAAAAGCTGGCATCATCTACTGGAGTGAGTCTGATTCCGTGTTGTTCGAGATAAACACCTATATGGCCAAACCAGAAAAGGTCTTTTGATTTCATAAAATAAATTCTGGCTGCTGGAAAGCGGACAGTTGGTGCATACATTGCATTTACATGAAAAGTACCTGCGCTGATATAAACATGTACATTCGTTGCTCCTTGCATCATCCAAAGTAATATTTCTTTGCTCGAAACTTCAATTGCCAAAACTGGCTTTTCTTTCCTCAGTATATTGCCACCGAAGCATTGAATAACATTATCCGTTGCAGTCCCACTTAATTTAAGCTTGATGCAGTCAGTAATTACATCATTAAGTCTCAAAGTTTCATCCTTTATTATTCCAAATGGGGCTGCGCCTAAGTATACCGGCCACTGATACACCAATACCACCTTGTTACCGGATAGTTTTTACACCGCAAGGGAGGCATGTCCGCTTCTCGCTCTTAGCCGACGTTCATATTTATCCACTCCTTGCTACAGAACATTGTCAGAACAGTCTGATGCAGTTTTTCCACTATTAGATTTATGTGTCCACTCATCCATTTCTAACTTGGCTCCTGACATAATCAAACATGCATCCACAAAAGTCTCAGCAAGCATGAGCTTTAATCGTATCTTTCCCTCTGAGCATTTATGCCTCCGGGCAATTGCTGACTTTGATATCCCCTTTTTATAATGCTGCTCAATCAAATCGTACTCTTCGCGGCGCCCGGCCTTTTTTAGTCGGCCTATCGCCGCATCGACTAACAACCCATCATTATCACAGCATGACAATCGCACTTTTGAGGTACTTGGCAAAAGCCCTTTGAAGCCAGCGGCAATAGGGGAATAGCCAACGCCACTATCTTCATTAGCAGCCCAGCCCCCCCCATCGTTCCAGAACTAACTGAATGTCTCTCATGCTAAAGCCCCTATACCGATCGACCGGTCCATAAAATGAAACCACAACACTATTTGACTGCCGTATTCCGCTTCCCACGTATGCATATCAGCATGCAGTGCATCATGACAGCCACGGCAAAGAGGAATGGTGAATAGGTCGTGCGCCTTGGTTCCCATGCCACCCTGACCGTGACCAATGATGTGATGAGCGTCGCCAGCTGAGCCACCGCAACCAGAGCATGCTTGAGATTTAACCCATGTCAGCCACTTGCGGCTTTCCCATCGGTACCGCTTCGGAATACGCATAAAGCTGGCGGGTGGCTCGTCATCGATTTTTAGCGCCAGCACCTTCTTAACCAGTTCAACTTTGGTTTCTATGATTTGTGTGGGGGCTGGCGTCCAAGTGATATCACTTTCCTTTGTTGGGCCTGATTTAATCTCTTTGGGAAGCATACGCAAACTTGCCCGAGCAATTGAGTCGGGCAACAGGTCAGAAACCTCGTTAACAACCGCCCACCAACATAATTCCGGCATAGTGAGCTGGTGGCCATCAGGAAAACGGAAATGATCGCATACTGTCGATATAAGCCACGTTATCAAGTTATTCGTCGCCAACATATTTAGACGGGCTGTTGTATGCTCCCTCAACTTATTGTCATGGTGCCAACACAGACAAATTGACCGCTGGCCATAACGCAATATTGTGAGATTGCGGTCATGAGTATCATCCGGGCTATGCCATTGACATTCTTTCAACCGCTTAACCCACGCCTCCAGCACTCGAGGGCCACCAGCAGCATTAAGTACCCTTTCGTGCTCAAAGAATGGCAACAGGCGCGGATCATTAGCTAAAAGCTGATCTGTAACCGGCAATAGCCCAGTGGGCAGCGATTTAAGCTCTTCTGGCTCAGTGGCCACCAGCAAGCGACCGGATAAATATGGCAGCAGTTCAGCACCTGGCTTCAGGATCACAACGCCAAGTTCTTGCTGGATGAATGGAGTTAGCAGTGCCCTCATGCAGCACCTTTCTTTGCAAGATACTCAACCCACAAGCCACCAACCCAGCGGACGCCCTTTGGTGTAAATCTAGCTTGAGTGAAAGCATGGCTATTGATCTGATTGGTACCGGTTTTAACTTCAAACCGTCCAGCATCAATATGCTGTTGATGGGGTATCAACCCTCCGGACAGCCACACAAGCCGCTATGCGTAGCGGCCCGAGTGGAGTTAAGCGCGGGGAACCTTATCGAGGGAGTGAAACCTCGGAGGGATGATTCACACCGTTGTGGTATAGCTCAACCCGGATAGAGCGCCCTCAGCAGAGGGAGGTGAGCACTAATCAAGGTTCATAACCCAGATTATCTCATGCGGACTGGCCGGACGTTATGTGGGTTCGAATCCCACTGCCACAACCCTGTTCCATTGCTGTTGTGTCTTTAGCGGCTGCGCCAGCCAACACCAGATTTAGGCCAGCCGCCCTTTTCATACAGAGAGAAGCACACCGGGCGGGTTTTCCCTTTAAACCTGTACAGTATAAAGCCCCCGGATCGGTGTTCTTCTCTGTGTGTGGAGTAACTAACCTGCAGTGTAATCTGCATAACTGAGGATCACCCCGATGAGCGAAGAAAGAAAAACCGTGATACCGGAATTTATTGGCGAACTGGATGCCGGTATTTTCGAAAACAAATTTTCTGCCGCTTTAAATACTGCCGCTTTAGGTGTTCTAAACCACGGCGGGAAAGGAAAGGTAACCATTGAGTTTGATTTATCTCGCATGAGTAACTCAACGGAAGAAAAGCGCGTCATGATCTCCCATAAATTGAAATTCACAACCCCGACCCCACGCGGTAAATCTTCCGAGGAAGATACAACCGAAACACCTATGTATGTTGGCAAGGGTGGCAAGTTGGCAATTATGCAAGAAGATCAGGGTCAGCTATTTACTATTAAAGGTGATACTGACGGTAAATTAAAAAACGTTAATTAATTTTTACTTCCAAATTATTTTTAATGAAAATCTTTAAGGACTTTATATGTCTCAACAATTAAATTCGTCAGCCATTACCGAAATTCGCGATATGGTTTTAGCATCATTAGTTGAAAAGAAGTTAGCTGATACAGATTGCGATACCATTGCTTTACCAGCTAGCGTCGCAGTTAAAAGCCTTGAGCAATTCAATCTTGAGCGTTACCGTTTCCGTGGTTCAATGGAAACCAGCAACATTGATGAGTATGTTAAATATTCAGCTGGTTATGCTGGCGAAGGTGTTCGCTGTTTTATTGATGCCGATGCAATGTGCGCACAAACCATCTTCAATATTGGCACGTTATCTAACCCCGGTCATGCTGATAACACCGCCAGTCTATCACTCAAGAAAACAGCCCCATTCCGCGAACTGCTTAGCATTGATGGTCGCAAACAGACTCAAAAAGAACTCGCTGAATGGCTGGAAGACTATCGTGAGTTTTTACTGGCATTTGATGCTGATGGTGAGGTGTTGGATATAAAGAAAGCCGTTGGTGCAGTTCGCCGCATCACTATTGAACAGACAAGTTCAGCCGATCATGAAGACCAAGATTTCAGCGCTAAGCGTTCCATAATGGAAAGTGTTGAAGCAAAAAGCAAAGATGTTATGCCTGCTGCATTTGAATTCAAATGTATTCCTTATGAGGGATTAGGAGAGCGTCGTTTTAAATTACGCTATAGCATTCTCACTGGTGGTAATTTCCCAGTATTGGTATTGCGCATTGTTCAATTAGAAGCAGAAGAAGAAAAGATTGCCGTTGAGTTTTTGGAACTTCTCACCGGTAAATTTAAAGACGTAGAAGTTGAAACTTTCATCGGTAAATTTAAAGCGTAATTAATTAAACCTTAACTTATTAGTGTCACTTCAAATATCCCAGCAATGGGGTATTTGGCGGGGTATTACCTAAAAACCGTGTGGAGTATATTTATGTCGAGCATTACTACTTATTCAAAACTGGAATTAGATTATCTAAAACCAGTCACTAGCAGTATTTGTATTAAAGATATCGCTCAAGCTTTATCACATGAATGTCGCTTTGCTGGGCATCTGCCTGTTTTCTATTCTGTCGCGCAACACAGCTTATTATTGAGCCAGATTGTGCCGGAAGAATTCGCCCTTGAGGGTCTGCTGCACGATGCTTCTGAGGCTTACTGCAAAGACATCCCCTCACCTCTTAAGCGCTTGCTAGCTGATTACCGGGTTATCGAACACCGCGTCAATATCGTCATTCGTGAAGCGTTTGCGCTCCCTCTCGAACAGTCTGAAGTAGTCCATTACTGCGATCTAGTGATGCTGGCCACTGAGCGCCAAGAACTAGAGATTGATGATGGTAAAGAGTGGCCGATGTTAGCCGGTATTCCACTAGCAGAAATGGCAATAGTGCCAATGTCCCCACGGGATGCCCGGATCGCTTTCATGGCGCGGTTCAATGAACTGACAAGAGCCATATCATGATGTACGGCCTGTTCTTACTCGTCTGCTACACCTTCCAGCCTTGCCAGTACGAGCCTCAAGGCTACGTCTATCCGGATGATAAGAACTGCATGGCAGACCTACAGCAACAAGGCCTACCGCCTGAATATGAATGCCTGCCAGTTGATGGCGTTCTCTTTGCGAGGAAACAATGATGATCAAGACAATTACCGCAGCACCAGTTGAACGTGACGCTTTGGGTTTCTGGACTCATCCCGATTTCTTTGAGCCTGCAAATGGTAATGAGTTTGGTGTTGAAGGTGAATACTATGCGTGGAAAGCACTTAACCGTGTTACTGGCGCGATAGGTTGGATGGATAGCGAAGAAAATGCAGAAGAGCTACAGGCCGCATATGATGCTGCCGACTGTAACCTCAATATATGGCAGCCAGTACCACCAGCCGGTGAAGGTTGGTTCTTAGCATCCATTCATGACACAGAAGACGGACCAGTTTGTTACTGGTTGCGGCCTATCGAATGTGATCCAGACGCTTTAGCCGCTCACATAGACAACTGCTATGCAGAAGCATTCCAGAATGAACATCTGATCGCTGAACGTGACGCACTGCTAGCCAAGCTGGAGGCAACACAGGCGCGGCTACTTGTGCCGATTATGTTGCCGCCCCACGTATTTGTGGAGGATGAATTTTGCAAGGTACATAACTACACACTGTGGCGCTGTGCTGAAGCAATACGCGCCGCTGGTTATCCAGTTAAATGGGATAGGCTAGCCACTACAACCCCAGAGCCTTTGGTACCAGGTGTACTTTATGTTAGCACCAAAGAACCCGAGTATAGCAATGCTAACCGTTCTGGGTTTAACCGGTAGTTTTGAAAGCATGACTGAAAAATATCAAAAAATGTTGGCGTTGGCTCAGGCCACCAGCAGCGATACAGATTAGTAGAACGGCCTGTTTGCGGCAGGCCTTAACCAAATTGTGTGGAGTAGACCCCATGAGCGAAGTTAGCGGTAAATTATTGACTCGCGCTGAATTGGAAGAGATCACTGGCTTTGTTCAGCCTAAAAAGCAATGTGAATGCTTGCGTGAAAATGGCATTTTTTTCATCGAGCGTAAAGATGGCAGGCCCAGTACCACATGGATGCATGTAGAAAATCCATATTCTTCCCGTAATCTCATTCAGAGCGCACCCGACGATCAGCCTAATTATGGGGCTATTTAATGTCACGTCCACGCAAAAACCCAGCAGACAAATGGATGCCACCTCGGGTTAGAAAAGGCAAATCAGCATATGAATTTAGGACTATAGATGGTCGGACGATACGGTTATGTGGGTTTGATTCTAGTCAGGCTGATGTATGGGTTGCCTTTGAAAAGCTAATGATCAGCCAGAAAGAGGATTCTACATTTACTGGTTTGATTAATGAATTTCTGTTGTCTGGTGATTTCTGCGAACTTGCTATCGAAACACAAAAGGACTACCGGAAGTATTCATCAAAAATAATTGCTGTTTTCGGAAAAATGATGCCAGACAGCATAAAACCAGAGCATATTCGGAAGTATATGGATAAGCGTGGAGTAAAAAGCAGAGTCCAGGCAAATAGAGAAAAGTCTTTTATGTCGAGGGTTTTTCGTTGGGGTTACGAGCGAGGAAAAATAAAATTAAATCCATGTCAGGGAGTGAAGCAATTCAAAGAAAAAGCCAGAACCCGCTATATAACGGATGAAGAATATATAGCGCTTTATGACGTTGCTCCCCCAGTAGTCAAAGTAGCAATGGAATTGGCTTTTTTATGTTGCTCTCGGCAAGCGGACATTCTGGATATGAAAAAGGGCCAACTGCTGGAAAACGGTATTCTAATACAGCAAAGCAAAACCGGAGTTGCACAAATTAAAGCTTGGACACCCCGATTACGTGAAGTGATTCGCCTGGCTGGCACCCTTACCTTGAATGTTGGCGTCATGAGTATCTACCTATTGCATCAGCAATCAGGTTCACGCTTCACTCGCGATAGCTTTAATGCTCACTGGATGAAAGCAAAAAAAACGGCAGCCATAAAATATCCAGAACTAGAGTTCAATTTTACGTTCCATGACTTGAAAGCTAAGGGCATCTCGGACCTAACCGGGTCTTTATATGATAAACAAGCTATTTCAGGACACAAAAATGCATCTCAGACTGCGCGGTACGACAGAAAAGTAAATGTAGTTCCCGTTGTGGGTGGGCAGGATATGGCGAAATGA